TAAAGAAGCCGTGTTTCAATCTCAATTGGAACGAGATGGTTTAACAAGCACTCCTTATGAAATCAGTGTTACTGTTGCGGCTAGCTCAAATAACCAAGGTGTTTATGCATCGATGGACTGGGAGGAAATATCCAGGTAAGCTTTGGTAAACTAGATAAATAAAGGTATTTGATTATGTATACCCCCGGCCCTCAACAGTATCAACCTGTTGAAACTCCCCAGGCTCAGCCGGTTCCTCAACCTCAGGAAAAACCCAAGGCTCCAGCTAAATCAAAAGCTGGTGGTGATGTTGGTGCTTTCATTCAGCAGTTAATTGCACTGTCTGCTTATGTCAAAGAACTTGAGACGCAATCACATTTAATTCACCTCAACTACGAGGGGTCAAACTTCTTGGGTGTCCACGCATTTCTGAAAGATCAATATGAAGCACACGTAGAACAGTTCGATACTCTTGGTGAGTTTGTCCGCAGCATGGACTACCTCATGCCAATGTGTGGTTGTGGTCTAAAAGATATGGCACCTCCTATGCAAGCAGTTACCTCTTATAAAGGTACCGACATGCTTGGTGTGTATTACAAAAACCTTGAAGAACTTGGCATGAAAGCCAAGAAGCTTGAGCCTATTGCACAAAAAGTTGGTGCTATTGACATCCAGAATTACATGGCTGACCTTGTGGGTCAAGCATTTAAAACCGCATGGTTTGTTAAGGCTACGTTAAGGAATAGCTGATGGACGGTTCTTTATTTCAAACGTTTTTAAACAAAGCCAAACGTGGTTACGGGCAAGTAGATAAAAATGTTTTTAGTGGGTTGTTGCCAGGAGGATCCGCTTCTCCTTTAGGTCCGCTTAAACAAGCTGTTGGAACTACTATTAAAGAAACTGCTTTGTCCACTGCTGGTTCAGCAATGAATGCATTACCTGATCGAGCAAATCTTTTTGCACGTTATATGACTGGCGTTGGAAATCGCAACTTACAATTAGATCCATCAACATTAACTGATCTAAGGAAAGCAACAGAACAAAGCCCAACAGTTATGCGGACATTTACACCAAAACCTTTTTCTGCTGCTCAAATTGAACAAATTAAAAACTCTTCTGATAATCCCGGAACTATTGGCAAGAGCCTTGAATTTTTAAAATTTATAGAAGAAGCTAAAAACCCAAAACCAATTACCGTGTCTATACCTTCTTATGGACCAGGTCTTCCACAAAGTGGTCCTGTCTACCCATATGCTACTGCTCCAAAATCTGTAACAAATACTTTAGGTAGATTTAATGCAACAGTCAATCCTTCTGCAAATACAATTCAAATGAATGATGTTTATGACATGGTTAATTCAGCTGAAGATCCTAATCTTATTATTGGAAAAATCCAACCGCAACGCGCATGGAATGCTCTTAAAGGTATTTGGAGTTCAGATTTTCCCGGACCAAAATCTTCTGGCTATACTCCAACAGCTGCAATTGCAACGGCCAAAGCAAGTGCAGACAGCTCAACATTTAGTCCATTAACTCGAGTAGCAAGAGCTGCAATGTACATGACGCCTTGGAAACCAACTCCATATGAAGTTAATGTGACAGTTCCTTATCGAGGTCCAATAGAATAAAAATAGTGAAGGGCGACCCCAGACTTTCGGGGCGAGGTACATTTAATGCAGTTAACCTAGCTGCACCCTTCATATTTTTGGGACCTCCTTTTAGGCTATGGGCCTAACGAGTATCCCGTATTGCGGGTCCCATCCCCGCTGGGTTCTTTAGCAAGATCAAAGAACGCACCCTTCCGTTTAGCCGGAAGTACACTGAACCCGATACAAATGCAGAGCAGGTACACAATAAGTATAACAAAAAACCCCGGTTCAGGCCAGGGTAAATAAACAATCCACACCCGCCCCTTTCGGAACACTCTTCTATGTAAGGTGGAACGGACTCGACTGTCCGCGTAGAAAGTTTAACTTATTTTTTCTTGGGAGGCATAGCCTTCTTGGCTGGCACTGCTCCTTTCTTAGGAGGCACCGCACCTTTCTTGGGTGGTACTGCTTCTTTCTTGCCGCCCTTTTCAGGGACTGCTTTACCGGCGGGGACCATGCCTTTACCGGGAACAAACTTTTTACCTTCAGCCATGATTAAAAGTATCTCTTCAGTAATTATAGATTAAATTACTTATCTTTGTAACGTTTGGCGGCACGTGCTGCCTTACCTGCTTTCTTTGCTGCATCCGTGTTAGACACAAATTGTTTGCCTTCTTTACTGCCAGTGCGTTTCTTGCGATCAGTCTCTTCACGTTCTTCTTTTGACAATGAAGCCCACGCTTTTTCAGGTAGGTAACGCTTGGTATATCCGTCTTGTATAGCCTTATCACTTGCCATCTTTATACCTCTTGGCTGCAGCTTTAGCTTTACCGCGTTTCTCGTACTCGTCTTTGGTTTGCCATTTTTCCTCACCCCACTTCTCTAAAGATTTTTGTTTTTCTCCTTTACTTCCCTTATATCCTCCACCTGCTTTTTCATATTCTTGAACTAAAAGTTGGGATCTACGCGCACTCCATTGGCCTGGTTTACCAGCTTTGGAGCTTTCCATGATGCGATCTTTGATTCGCTCACGTAACTCAGGTTTTGTATACTTATTGTCCTGAGACATCAGTATTATTTTTTCTTTCTTCTAGTATTTTAGCCCACCTACACGGTTTGGCAGTCTTCTCCCAATCTCTTGGTGGGTTGGGAATCAACTCCTCTAGCTTTTGAAAGTAATCTTGTAGCCTCTGGGCTACAGTTGGCAATTCAATGGCCAAGATTAGTGGGCAACTCTTTGTGGCTGCCAAACTTTTCCATGATTTCGTCTACATGTTCCAAAGATTCCAGCCGCATTAGAACATCCGTCAAACTACTGATGACAACAGGGTGTTCGGTGCGTGCAGCAAAAGCTAATGCTTCGCGCAGATTACCGGCTGCTTCGTTGACAGATTCTTTGACTTGGCTGGAGAGAGACATCTGAAATCTTTTGGTATGTTTAATACTACTGCATGGACAGTTTAATTTTCTGTCCAAAGCCAACCGACTTGATAACCATCAAAACAAGGTTCAATATCAAGGGATTCCATTAGTTCATAAATGAGTCGTCCTTTGCCTAAGCGTTGTCCACTCGGTGCTATAAGATTGTCATCCACCACAATCATGGTTCCTTCCTTAATGCAGTTCTTTGCAGCAAACAATTCCTTCAGATGGTGGGCAGCGGGTGCCCAGTCGTTATTCCAATCTGTAATGTTGTAGGAGTCCAGGTACAGCAGATCAACTTTGCCTTCTAGCGTGCCAAGGAATTCAACCGAGTCTGACTCGATAACCTCAGTAAAATACGTATTTTCTTTGGCTAATTCGCACGCTTCAGGGTCGACATCCACCGAAAGGACCACGCCACCGTGGTAATCCACAAAAGTATCAAAGAGAAGGGTGGAGCAACCGTCGCCTTCGTAGTTGTTTTCCTCGCGGTAGGTCCCAGTTTCAACGATGACCGGACTATTGAGACCGGATAGGAAATCAAAAATTTGTTGAAACCCCTCGCTGCGTTTATTTAAACGGGGCTTGATGCTGCTGAAATACTCATTCCACGAGGCAGGAAAGCTATCGGCGCCCATAACAAATTACAAATCTATTCGAGTATAGTCGATTTCTTTTTGTTGAAGCGATTGCTCGTGGCTATTCGCTTCATCGGTATCAATGTCTTCAAAAGATACGTTATTGGTACACCCGCTTGGATTGTCACAGCGTGTGTTGTAATAAAAACGTGTTATAGAACAGGACATGACCAGGCTCCTGAATTTAAAAACGTATTGGTTTAACGGTGGGCCACCATGGTTTGGATGAAGATTGCGACATCTATTGCTGCCAGGATAAAGATGGCGCCAAACACAACGGAGATACGAGTAGTTAAGTTGTGCATTTACGAAAGGTAAGTTATGCGTTAAGCTAAGACTAATATACAAAACCGTCCGTGGTTGCTAAACTGAATAAGAACGATCCTTGGATTAAAGCTGAGGACGAGCAACCTGAAGTTATGCGGTCAATTAATCGGGCCGCTGCCAGGATTACACTCAACGGTAGGCGGCACTATACCACTCCGTTGGAATGCGGTCCTGTTCCGTCCGTAACTACGATTATCTCAGAGACTGCTTCCGAAGCAAACAAACGGAAGCTGGAGATGTGGTCAAAAAATAATCCAGGTGTTAAAGAGCAGGCAGCCGAAAGGGGTACGGCTATCCACTATGGTATGGAGCAGTACCTCAAAGGTAATAAAACGCCGGACATCAAAGATGAGTACATGGATTTTTGGTCGGGCATGCCGCCAATCTTGGATCAATTTCAAGAAATACTTTGGGCCGAATCACCAATCCTTGAAAAGTTTGATTTTACTATCGGCGCTGATGACGTGGCTCGTGTGTGGGGTTGCGATGACCAAGGGCGCGGCTGGGCTGGTGCTCCTGACATCATTGCTGTGGCTAATGGTAAGCTTACTCTCGCTGATTTAAAAACCAGCGTCAAACCTTATAGTCGTAAATGGCCTAAAAATTTAGAGAAGGGAACGCCAGAATGGCGAGACTTACTTGGAGGACATCTTAAATTTAAAAAGTGCATTTTACAGATGTGCGCTTACGATCTAGCTATTACCCAGACCTTGGGAATGACTGTGCAGCAAGCTGCAATTTTAGTTTCAACACCAGTTCGCACACAAATTTTTAAAATCTCTCGGAATTATTTAAATATAATGCATGAAAAATGGTATAAACTTGTAGCGGAATACTACGCGCAAGTTGAAGAAGGCGGTGTCCATGACCCAGATTTGATTGGTTAAGTTATGCGTTGGGATCCAAGTGAAAAAGAAACCAGGCAGAAGATGATCGCATGGTCTGTCGCAACTGAGACTTGTGTGCAGACCAAAAAGGATCCTGTATTGATTTATAACAGAATCTTAGAACGTAACAAAGGAAAAGATAAGGATTGTAATGAGTCTATTGCTGAGACTAATTAGACTTTCTGATTCCAGGGGATGTCCCTAGACTTGCTGGATTGGTCGCCCTAGGATAAGAAAACACTCAACTACCGCCCCCAATGGAAATTCGTATTTCCGTTGGTGAGTGGATGAACGCGCTCCAAAATCGCATGTCTAATGCGGTTGACGGAGATTGTTTTTGTCTGCCCACCGACATGCACCTGCATGCTTACATGCTTGTAAAAGAGGGCTCATTCCCAGACCGAGACTTTAAAGTGGAGGTAACCAAATAAAAAAATGACAAGCAAAAACAAGCAAGCTCTACGCCCAGGAGAAATCCGTCTTGACTACCTACCCCTCGACTGGCCGCTCACACCGCTGGGAGAAAATAAAGATCCCTACGTTACGGGCTGGCAAAATAAACCGTTCAGCGTTCGCGAGATTGAGGAGGAAACACTCACTAACCGTTGTAAAGCCATCGGTCTTTTGGGAGGTCCTGTCTATAACCATCCTTATGGTTTGGTGTGGGTTGATGTTGATGGACCGAGCGTTTACGCGGTTATCAAAGAACTCGCCGATGAAAGTGATGTTGATAAAGCACTACCCCCAACGCTGACTATTTGTAGCGGTAAAGAAGGGCGCGAACGTAAACTTTATCGTCTGGATCGGGAAAAACATAAGCATTTTGTTCGCAACAAATACACCTGGCACGGCGAGGGAGACAAGGAGAAACTTGAAATCTTGTGGAAGCGGCACCAAGGTGTGTTGATGGGTCTGCACCCAGAGACTGCTGGGTACTACACCGCAGAAGGGCAAGGGTTTGAGTGGGTTGAAAAGCTGCCTGAATTCCCGGCTTGGTTGTTGAATGCCATCATCAACAAGAATGTCAAGCAGGGAGTTCCCGCCAAAGAAACTACTCGTATCATTGGTCCTACCTTTGCGATACACGCAGAGATGAATTTGGATCGTGATATGCAATTGGCGCAGGAAGCAATGTGGGCATTGCCCCCAGAAGCCTGTGATGATTACGACATTTGGATCACGATTGGCCAGACGCTTCACTCAACAGATGAATCGTTGCTTGAGGCGTGGGATGAATGGTCAAAACAATCAGATAAATATCGGGATGGTGAGTGCCAGCGGCGGTGGCTTTCCTTTAGCAAAGGTGGCGGTCGTGGCTTGGGTTCACTTATTCATATTGCCCAAGAGCATGGCTGGAAACCATCTCAAGATCATCGGGCAATGAGCGTAGACGACTCCACTTTGGAGCATTCGGCCAAACTTTTAGAACAATACGGGGATGATTTAATGCCAGAAATTGAGACTCAAGTTGAGACGGTTGATCGTCCAGCAAAAACAAAGAGTGGTTGGGCTAAAAAACCAAAGACCACCTCAAGAAAGAAAAGAGATGAAGAAGATGAAGAAGGTGGTACTCGCAACCCTTCTTTCGATGCAATAACAACTGTTCTCCTACAAACATACGCGGGTAACTTGTTGTATAGCCAGACACAAGCCTGCTTCTATCTTTACCAATACGCCGGATCAAAAGGTGTGTGGCGTAGTTTGACCGAAGCTGAAATTAAGGGTGACATTAAAAACAACCTTGAAGAGTTAAAGGAGAAACTGCTGCCCGGCGGGTACAACATTAGGTTGCTCAATGATGTAATGGAGCAGCTTCGTATCACCGTTCTTTTTGATGACTGGTATGAAGGCAATGAATACCTGCTATTTACCAATGGAATTCTCAACGTCGAAACCCGTGAACTGCTTCCCTTCGATAGGGAAATGTATATCACGCAGCAATTGCCCTATGACTATGATCCAGGAGCAACTTGTGAAACAATCGTTAAGTGGCTTAAAGAAGTCCAAGACGGAAGCTGGCAACGAGTCCAAGTCTTGAGGGCTTGGCTGCGGGCTGTCCTACTTAGTAACTCGGACATCCAGAAGTTTGTTGAGATTGTGGGCCCTGGTAAGTCTGGTAAGTCAACCTACTCAAACCTGGCTCATGCCTTGGTGGGTGATGAGAACGCAATGATCTCATCGCTTGAGCACCTAGAAAAGAATAGGTTTGAGACTGCGAACCTTTATAAGAAAAAGCTGTTGCTCTTTAATGATGTTGAGCGTTACGGTGGTTCGGTCTCGGTTCTTAAGGCACTCACTGGCCGTGACTTAATTCGTAACGAACGTAAGTTTCAAGCTGGCTCCCAGAAACCATTTAAGTTCAATGGTCTGGTCATGATTACCGCCAACGAACCTATCCAAACCACGGATCCAACTTCAGGTTTGGCACGGCGGCGTCTGACAATTCCATTCGATAAACCCTTTACTGGTAACTCGTCTGAGCAACGGACACTCATTGATATGGATGATAAAGGTCGTCCATTCGGTGAGTTTGCTCCGCTACTACCTGGTTTGGTGAACTGGGTACTTGATTTGTCGGAAGCTGAGATGCGTGAATACTTGATGGAGACGACCCAGAAGGTACACTTCTTTGCAAAGCACCATCGTGAACAAATCCTGAAGTCCAACCAGATCATGGATTGGATGGAGCACTGCTTGGTCTTTGATCCAGGTATTTCAACTGCTATTGGACTTGCTAAACAATCTGCAGGTGGTGCTTCCAATATTTACGTCTCCTGGGATACGTGGTTGTACGCTAGTTATTGTGAGTTCTCACGTGGATCAAACAGCAACATCCTTGGACGTAGCCGTTTTGAAACTCTGCTAATGGACGTTTGTGTTCACCAGCTGGGTTTAAATGTTTACAAGTTTAAGAGTCGTAAAGGTATGCGTGTTGTAAACATTGCTTGCCGCTCGTCTGATCAAAAGTATGAGAAGTTTCCCTCCATTGTGGAAGTTGGCTTGAACAAAGAAGAGTGGCGTGTCCACTATGGCGATGTTCTTGACAAGAAAAATGATTCGCAACCAAACTTGCAAGATGAGTGATGAGTGACGGCAGGCATCTGATTTTGGATCTTTACGATTGTGATCGGGAAATCCTGAATAATTATGAAGGTCTAGAAACGCTGTTGCAGACGGCGCTTCAGATGGCTGACGCTACTATCCTCCGAATTTTTGGACACAAATTTGAACCGCAAGGAGTCACACTGCTAGCACTGCTAGCGGAATCACACGCAAGTATCCACACTTGGCCTCAAGTTGGCTACGCAGCAATTGATTTATATACTTGTGGCAACACCACACAAACTCACAAGGCTGCTGAGTTTTTAAAACACAAACTTAAAGCGGAAACATGTGAGCAAAAAGAAATTCAAAGAAAAGTATTTAAAGATCTTTAGGCCAAAAAGTCTCTAGACGATGAGCTAATGCTTCGGCATATGCTTTTTCTTTTGTTGGAAAACAACCAACGTAAAATCTTTGCGTTCCATTTTTATACTCGGCTTGCCAAGAAGATGATCCTGTGACAGGATAAACATATCGATACCCCGTTATATTTTTAATTTTTTGATTTTTCTTTTGTAAGGAAGCATCAGCCCATCTCAGATTACCTGGTGCATAATTTTCAGTACCTTTGATACGATCTAAAGAAAAGCCTTGTTGTTTTGGGCCAAGGTGCATTTCAACGTATTCTAAAAACAAACAAAAACCATTACTCCACCGTTTATGTACAGGGTGCCTACTTTTATCACGCCAAGGATGGTACACACCTACTCCAAGTGCGCCATATCTGGTATAAGATTTAGCACTAGGAGAACAGCAACGTTCATTCATGCCACGCCAAGTATTGTATAAAACGTGCTCAGACATTAAACCAGTACGCGTTTTAATTTCTTCCAAAGAGATTGCAAATAAATTAGGTTTTGGCATTTGCTTGTCGTGTTCTTCTCTTAGTTTACTGCACAATGGCCTGAATACAAGGAGCAGAAATAATCTAATTATCTGTGTATAATTTTAAGGTTTAGCAATCAAGGATACTGCCTGCATGAGTACTTCACCTGAACTGAAGACTTGTCGCAAGGGTTTGCACCAGTATCCTGTTGATAAAAAACGGTGTCCAGAATGTAGGCACAAATCAGCACGGCGATGGGATAATGCAAATCGTGAAAAAAAACGTGCAAATAGTCTTAAATGGCAAATTAAAAATCCTGAACGCAGTCGCAAAAACAAACGTAAACACTATCTCAATAATCTTGAACGTATGCGTGAGCTAAGACGTAAATGGAGAACAACACATGTTAATGAAACAAGTATGCACAACGCCAAACGTCGTGCCGCCAAAAAACAAGCAATAGCAGCCTGGGGAAACGAAAATGCTATTAAAAAGTTTTATGTAAAACGTACAGAGCTTACCAAACTTACTGGAGTTCAGCACCATGGAGATCATATTTATCCATTAACATCCGACTGGGTTTGTGGTCTTCACGTAGAAAATAATCTTCAAATTTTGACTGAAGCAGAAAATATAGCAAAGGGAAATAGAATCTGGCCCGGTCAACTCGACTGTCAAAAAGGCTCAGTCTACGCTATATTTCCTAAAGAATTAACTGATCTTTTAAATGACTGATAAAAAGCCTAAGCTCCTATGGGTAGCTGATTTTGCTGCAATGACTGGCTTTGGTCGGGTAAGTGGCGCTATTCTTCCGCGCTTAAAAAATAATTTTGAAATTGTTGTACTTGCTTGTAACTGGCATGGTGATCCAGTAAAAGAGCAAGAAGATTTTAAAATGTATCCAGCATCTAATCGGCATCAACCAGCGCCTTTTGGTGAAGATAGGATTCGAGAAATTGTTGAGCGCGAAAAACCAGACGTTGTATTTAGCTTGAATGATCCCTGGATTGTCTCGGAACAGTATCGACGTATTGAAGATCTACACAAGAAAAAAAACTTTAAATTTATTGGCTACCTAACAATGGATAGCTACAACTGGATTGGAGGTATTGAAAAACATATCAACGATTGGGATGCTTTGATTGCTTTTACAGAATTTGGAGCGCACGAATTCTTAAAAGCAGGTATCAACCGGCCAGTTGCAGTTATTCCCCATGGTCTAGATACAAGTCTTTTCTATCCCATGGACAAAGCAGAAGCACGTAAACGTCTGAATTTAAAAGACGATATCTTTATTGTGTTCAACGGAAATCGCAATCAGTTTAGAAAACGTATTGACATTACTATTTCAGCGTTTGCAAAGTTTGCTGTTGATAAACCAGATACACAACTGTATTTGCATATGGGTCTTAAAGATCAAGGGTGGCATATCCTTGATGTTTTCGGGAGGGAAATGCGCAAAAATAATCTTGATCCAAATGGACGTATTATTCTTACCTCGCAATCGGAAGGGCCGCCAAACGTTGAGGTGGATATGTTAAATGCAATTTATAATGCAGTTGATATTGGCGTCAATACCACCAAGGGGGGCGGCTGGGAGCTTGTCAACTTTGAACACGCTGCCTGTCGCGTAGCCCAGGTAGTGCCTGCTCATACTTCCTGCAAGGAGATCTTTGAGGGGTACGGACGCCTGATTCGTTGTGATCACATCGACGTGGATGTCAACTACGCACGAGAAATGCCCTGCCCTTCCAGCGATCACCTTGCAGAGATCCTTACGGACTTGTATGAGAATCGTGAGAAGCTTGATGCGACAGCTGAGCTTTGTTACACGCGTGTCACGGATAAGCAATTTGACTGGGACACGGTTGCGTTGCAGTTTGGCGGCGTATTTGAAGATGTGTTAAAAGGTGTTGACCACTCGATTGAAACAGAGCCTACACCCAAGAAAAAGAAGAAGGTGAAGAAGGAGAAGCGCCTGGTAGGTGCCGTAAGCTAATCCTGTTGAGAAGCCTTGCCCCTCGTCGTACCCACGGCGGGGGGCTTTTGCTTGCGTATTGTGTCTCACGGTAAGACCCAGGTGCAAAAGCTGGACAGCACTGAGCGAGTGTAAATCGTTGTAAACAATGAGATTGAGTGACAGACAGGGATTTGGAGGAAGAAAAAAATCTCATTCGCGGTCGTGCACAGAAATGGCGAATGAGATCGTTTTACCCTAAAGATCAACAAACTTTACATTTTTGCCTTCATTCGCGATTCTCATGAGAGTCATGAGTCTTATCGTGAGACATTAAGAGAATATAAAATGGCGAATGAAGGGAGAAATGTAAAGTTTGCTACTATAAGAAGAAAACTTATCTCATTCGCCATTTCTCTGCTCTTTTCGCAAATAAGGTAGAGTGTCCAAATCGCAAACCAAGTCATGTCAAGGGATTACAAGGAACTGCCTCCGCTCTGGTATTTACAACAGCAATTTCAGCTGTCAGAAAAATACCCGAGTGGTCTGGAGTGGCGCGTCAAACGGGCTGGTTACCAAATCGGGGATGCCGTGGGATGCAAGCACCGCACCAACAACTTGTACACGGTCTACGTCTGGGGCGAGAAGTACCTGGCCCACCGCATTGTCTGGTATCTACGCACTGGTCAATGCCCTGACGGCCACGCAGTGGAGCACGACGACTCAAACCCAGGTAAGGACAACCGCCTGGGCCTACGGGTCAGCTACGTAGCAAACAAGAAGCGCACCCTGCTGGTGAGGGAGACTAAATCATCAAGTCCCACTGAGATAAAAACTGAGACAGCACCGACAACCAGCACACGGATTTTTAAATACGTTCACGGCATTGACGAACTCGACGAGTCTCAACTTGAGTCTCATGGGTATTACACTGGATATCCCTGCGTTCATGGTCATCGGATCCGCCACCATCAGGAACATTGGTGTTTTCACTGCATCATGAAGATTCAAACCAATATTTGCGGATTTGATCTCAACTACCTACACATCAACTACAAGGAACGCTACCGAAAGCTATGGAACACTATCGATGTTGGCGACCCAGAAGACTGCTGGAACATTCGTTTACCTGGCAAGGTGGGCCCCAAGCGTCAGTGCTTCCCCTCCTACCGCTCCTTTAACACCACTCAGCGTGTTGCCAACGTAAACGTCCACAAGTTGATCTATCAGTGTGCCTGGGGGGATGTGGGGTCCACAACGGTGACCAGGACGTGTGGCAACGTCTGGTGTGGCAACCCACTTCACATGGCCTCCTCCTGGAACCGTGGCTTACCACCTGAGCAAGTGCAACCATTTGAGCGCGAATACCAAGCAGAAAAATTAATGCTTATTGCGCGGGCCAAGCTCGAGCACAGAGAGCAGGAGGTTATACGGCGTGACTACAAAGCAACAATCACACACCCCTTGGAGGCTAAAGAACCGCCATATTATGATGAAGGATAGGCATAAGATTACAATTTATAATGGCACGTAATCAAACATCGCAACGTCAACGTACACAAGATAATCCTTTAAACCTTGGCTCATTTAGCCAAACTTCTTTGCGCTATTTAAAAGGAACGCTTGGTCCTGTTTCAAAAGTTATTGGGCGTTCGGATACTTGGGATACGTCTAACGGTGGATTTGGCGGCGGCACATACAATCATTGGTTCAAAGTTACTCTATTGAGTAATGCTTGGATTATTACTGCAAAAGGACCACCACGTCCCAAATACATTCAAGTGTCAGCTTATGATTTGAATCAAAATCCTATCCAAGAACGTGCAATTTTTGATGCGGATAGTGTTTCAGAAACAGTTGAAGGAGAAGTTTACTATCCGTACGTTGGGCACACTATGGGTGCTCAATCAGATTTGTACAATACATTTAATCCTAACCGGCTTGACAGAGGTGATGACCGTTATTTTGTATTGCCTCCAGGGAGCTATTTACTGTGTGTATCGACGACACGCAATGAACCTCTTGATTATGCACTAGGTTTAGTCGTTGAGATTCAAGATATTGAATTTGAACTACTTTTAGAAAACGGTGGCACTAACAAATTTATCTATGAGAATGAACTAAGTCTTGGTAATACGTCTGTTATTGGTCCTACCTTTCTTATTAATTACACACTTCCTATTGGTGAAAACGGATATACCGGTATCCTTGCAACGATTAATTCTGGAGCAACCGTTACCATATCAGATGGTTCCGAGTGGTTTATTAGTGATGCCGTTCTTACCAATCCCCAAGATTTTATTTTGTGTGATACAACCGAAAATTATACAGGCGAAGACACACACATCCATTCACTTGATGAATGGCAAACAGCTTGGGAAAGGGAACATCAACAAGATAATCGATTCCCGGATGTATTCTTACCTTTGGTAACTTCTTTGTGATAAGGTTTTATAACTGGTTAACGTGTAGCTTGCACTATGACTGAACATGTTGAGATTACAACGTCGCAAAAAGACTGGGACGATTTTTTTGCCCCAGGGAATGATCCTGAAACTGCGTTTGATTCCGTGGATCAAGACTGGATCGGGATGTATATGGTTGGCGAGCATGGCAGTGAGCAAAAGTATGAAGCAACTCAACCAATGGATGCAACGCCGTTCGACTACCAGGGTCCGCCGTCTGGATATGTCTTTGACCGGTAAGTTTGGTCCTAAGACTCAAGCTATTGCAATACGTCAGGTACGCCAGTGGGTAGATAAAATTCCTGCTGGTGACTCAATTTGCTTACGTTGTGAATCAACAGTACCTGATAAACAGTTTCGGGTATGGAAAAAATGGTTTGAAAGACATGAGGATTTCAATTGGGAAATATCTGAGGAGCATAAATCTTTTTTCTTTTACAAAAAACGCTGGTAAAATAAAGAAAACTACCAGGTTTAATCATGAACATTTCTAAGTATGTTGAAACGGCGCTTGCAATTCATGCAGCAGCTAGTGCTATTACTGCACTGACACCTACCCCTAAAGATGATAGTGCTGTTCGAAGGGCGTATCGTGTAATCGAATTACTTGCTCTGGTTACTAGCCGTACCAAGCAACGCTGATTACTTAGGCAATAATGCACCAGCCAGATTTTGGGCCTTCGACTAACCATCGGGGCTCAAAATTTTTGTAGCTGTAGTGTAGTTTTTTACCGTTGGTGGAATCATAGGTTCCAGATGTTAGGTTGCAATCACCCCAAGGATCATGCACCCAGTAACCTTCGGAATTGTATCCGATGATACAAAGCCAGTGGCCTCCACCCTGCGGATTTTGTGCGCTGCCATGGTGAAGGAATCCTGCGGGTACAGGTTTGCCCGAATCAATTTGTTTCTTAATTAAAGCTCGACTGCCTTGTGTAGTAAATCTAGCAGTAACGGCATAGTGTTTTAACGCGGCCAGTTGAGCGTTACTATCAGTACTATCACCAAAAGTAAAAACGGTTCTAATGTAATCATCATCATTTTTTATAGAGGACGGTTTTAAAAATTTCAACATCATGGCACAGCTTGAACTAAAGCATGTACGTGATGCATCACGGTAATTATCCCGTTGACTCATGTAAATCACGGGGAGTGGATTTTGTTTTGGAGTTGGGCTACCACCAGGAGTTTGCAACCGCTGGTCCATGATCTGAATTAGTTTTGTTGCGTAGTCTGGATCAGTTGCATACCCTTCTTTCACCAATAAATTGGCGCATGCGTTCCTATTGTCAGCTCGATTTACACCTTTATATGCTCCAAAGTCTTTGTACCAGCGGTTGACTAGGTACTCAACACAGGTTTGCAAACTTGGAAAATCAATGAAGCCATCATTGATTGTGATCCATTTACCGTCAATAAATTCTTTGGTGTCAACACTAGTACCACTACCTTTAAGGCCAAAGTAATTATGCTTGCCTGACGTTGCAGTACCACCGGCACTTTCTAGTTGCCACTGTGCGGCTACAACTTCTGGGAATTTAGCACCAGACTGTTTTGCTGCTTGCAGGACACCGGCCCAGGTATTGGATATTTCAACAGAAGGCTTTGGTTTGTTGCGATATTTAACAGCAAAAGACTCCAGGACCTCAGGGGTGAGCTGAGTCTGGAGCCAGTTCCATGCGGTTATTTGATGCGGGAGTTGTTCGTCAAATTTTGCCGCATCGCTTAATTTAATTGTCATGGGCCTAATGGTTTAATTAAGTTTAGGCCCAATCAATTTATCAAAGAACTTCGGGAGTAACTTCAGTTACTTCTTCAGTTTTTTCTGTTTCTTCTGGTGCAAACTCAAGGGTGTCAATAAGTTCACCAATCAAGTTGGCAGCAAAAGCAATTAGGGTGCCATCGCCAGAAGCACGGGCGGAACCAAAGGAATTAATTGCCGAGACCAGTTGACTTTTTTTAGCAGCCATGATGTTTAAAGCTTTTCAAAAAGTATAGCAATAATCACCAGGGAATGCCAGAAGCATCAACGGGATTTTGTTTGGTATCAAGCTGAGCAGATAGACCATTACAGATAGCTTCAACTTGCTCATCACCAAGAGCAGCCAAGACCCAGCCTACAACTTCACCTTCGATTAAGTCTGCGTAAGGTGTAAAATTATCGGGGTCTGGATCACCAAAGCCAATAGAGCCATAGCTGCCAGCGGTAAGATCATCACCACCAGTTACTTCGCGAGTAGCGGTAACGGTCCAGTGGGCAGTGTAGACGGCACCATCAGAAAGTTTACGCTCAAGCTGTGCAATGTGCCAGGTATAAGTATCAGCCATTTTAATGTGGTAGCTATGGTTTTATTATAAGGTAAAAAATTGTGAGATCAGTTAGTGAAGGTGACTAATAGGTCTAACAAGCCATCAGGACACAAGGCACGCAGTAGCTGCCGTCCTCATAGGTGCAGGTGATGTGGGTACTGGTGACCTTGGCGACGGTCTTGCTGCGGATGATGTCGTCGTCTTGGGGTTTGGCGGTTCCATCACCAGCAGACATCAGCAGATCGCCGCGCTGAACTGTAACGCCTTCGGCAATACGGATGATGAAGTCACCCGTCATTGCGCAATAGAAGTCATCGGTATAAGTGTCGTCATCATCGTCCCAAGATTGGAACACGCCAGACACGTTCTTGTCACCTTCAACGTCACTCACCTTCATCCGGTTGAGTTGTTCGTTGTCTTCTTCGCCCCAGCCGCACATCTCGTCGATGTTGCTCAGCACCGTGCCACGCAGGATCTCGGTGCGCTTGGTGCCGCCGGGAAGTTGAGACCAGCGACTTAGGTGGGCACCGTTATAGCTGACGGTTGTGCCAGAGACGGAGATAGTGCCCTCTTCTGTTCCAGCTTGCCTAATTGAAACAATTACTCCGTCATCGACATTTCTGTTCAACGAAAGGCTAGGCAACGAAGACGTAGATATAAATGTTTTCCCATTTGCACCTTCTGCCATCCACCCATTCGATGTATTGCCTTCTCCTGGATAAGTTGTTGTCCCAGCTTGTGCAGCTAAAAAGATATCCCCACCACTCGAAATCCTCATCCGCTCCGTAGGAGTAGCCGCGCCGTCTGCAGTAGTGGAGAACACTAGGCGGCCTGGGTAATCATTTGTTCCAGCGGCGCTATCAGCCAGCGTCGTAATTGTGGCAAAGTCATTTCCTGCGTTGTCAGAAAATGCAATTTTGCCAATTTCTTCCCCTGTAGTGATAGCAGTGGCGCCTTCGCCACGCATCAAATGCAACACACCACCTTCTGTTGCAGAGAAAGAGTTTCCTTGGACGAATAATTTGCCCGCGACAGGCGCACTAGACGTACCAACTAAGAGCCTGCCGCTGGAGTCGATGCGGGCGCGTTCAATGTTTACAGTACCAAACGTTACGTTATAACTGTCATAGGCAAATAAACCTAAATTGCTATTTTGACTTTCAACTTTAGATGTTGTATCAGTGTAAAAATGTAAGCGGGCGGCGCTGCCTCCATTTACAAAACGAGCAACTTCGCCTACAACACCAGGAAGTTGAACAGTTAGGGGTGCGACAGGGCTAGTAGTGCCAATCCCTACTTGGCCTGATGCATCTATACGCAACTTTTCTGCAAGCGTTCCATTAAGTGTTGTATAAAAACGAAGACCAGCATCTTGGTTTGCGGCCGTTGTATCCCAAGGAGCTTCACCGTCAGCAGTGATCTTTGCCATTCCGAGCAAAGTGCCGCCATCGGTGGTTCTAGAGGAAAATTGAAGGCCAGCACCATAACCAGCAAATCTTCCTTCTAGTTCAAGTTGATAAGCGCCAACAACAAATTCCGTGCCCGCAACATGGAGTAACTTATTGGGGCTACTAGTTCCTATGCCTACGTTGCCAGAGGAGTTAACAGTCAGTCGTGCTGCCGAAGCGGTTGCGTCGTAGATAATAAAATTATTTGCGGATCCATATCCACTTCCAGTTGAACCCAAAAGGTAAGATCTGCCACTACTGGCTTGAAGTCGGATGGCGGCGGTATCGGCACCTGCTGCCGAAATGTGCAATAAATCGCTAGGGGATGAAGTCCCCAGACCTAAACGCCCACTGGAGTCCAGGCGCATGTACTCAGTCGAAAGTGAAGCACCTGTAAAAATATGAACAGGACTTCTATACGAAAGTGTCGCGCTGGCACCAGCAGCTTGGATGTAATTGGCAGCATTCCTCGTGAAGTTCAGTGTTGCACCATCAGAGGCAAACTCAACCGATCCAGCAGACCCGACAACAGTAAATCTTGCAGTAGGTGTTCCGGCAACACCGACATTCCCACTCGCATCAACGTAGAGACGCCCCGACCCATTAGTTGAGATGGCTACTTGGTCTGCGCCAGGTGAATAAATACCTGTGTTGGGATCGCTTGTAAAAGAAATCGAAGGTGCGGCAGCAGAACCTGCACCAAAAATACCAGAAGTAACTGTAGTAGTTGTACCGCTTAATGCAGTAAATACGCCACTGGTAAAACTAGCGGTAGTACCTGTGACTGTTACGCCTGAAAGCTGAGTAGTAAATACACCAGAAACAAAGTTAGCCGTAGTGCCGGTAACTGTAGTACCTGAGACGGTTGCACCTTGAATTGTGACGCCTGAAATCGTACCGGTAACAGTTACACCGGATGTAATGGCACGGTAAATACCAGAAACCGTAGTGGGTTGATCAGCACCATCATTGGTAAATGTAATATTATCAACTTTAATTGCACCGTAAGGCATGGTAATACTCGTTCTTTATACCAATAATAACAGGAAAATAATTAGTCTTAAGGAAGGATGGTAATTGTCCCACGAATAATCAACCCCGCGTCACCTGAGATTACACCAGATGAAATTAACGCAGGTGTTGCACCAGAAGGAGCTGTAAATACACCAGATACACCCGTGACATTACTAAACCTTCCTGCATCCCCAGTGATTACAGCACCTGAGACTTGAGTTGTGTAAACACCTGAGACAAAATTAGCGGTAGTACCAGTGACCGTAATACCTGTGATTGTGGTAAAGGCACCGGAGACTCCAGTTACTGTTGTAAATTGCGCCGTTGTGCCGGTGACGGTTTGACCGCTGATGGTACCAGTGACTGAAACACCAGAACCAAAGAAACCAGAACCACTAACCGTTAAGTTTCCCGAGATTGTGGTGTTGCTGAAAACAATGTTGGTGAAATTACCACTCGTTGCATTAACCGTAGTCACGTTCAACGTGGTGCCACTGATTGTTGTACCAGTGACTGAAGTAAACCCTGCGGCTCCACCTGTAAGAGTTGTGAATTGAGCCGTATTACCGGTAATGGTTGCACCACTGATACTGGTAACAAAGACCGCTGCGATACCGGTTAAGTTACTAAATAATCCCGTATTACCTGTAACAGTTAAACCTGAGACAACAGTTGTGAAAGTACCAGTACCACCAGTAACTGTTGTAGCAAGAACCGTATTACCGGTAACGGTCGCACCACTGACACTAGTTGTAAAAACACCAGTTTCTCCCGTTACGGTGGTAAACCTACCTGTATTTCCTGTGACTACAACACCAGAAACAACATCAGTAAAGACGCCGGAAACACCAGTAACAGATGCAAGTTTTACAATGTTTCCAGTGATTGTGGTACCAGACAGGGCTGTGTAAACACCAGAAACACCTGTGATATTACTAAATAATCCAATGTTTCCCGTAATGGTTGCACCAGAGATAAGCTGTGTGTAGATACCAGAGAGTGCAGTTACTCCTCCAAAAGAACCCGAATCACCGGTAATTGTTGCACCAGATACCCTTGTGGTGAATGTACCGGAAACACCTGTGACGTTAGAAGCCCTTATGGTGTCACCACTGATAATTGCACCACTTAAAGATGTAGTAAATATGCCGCTAACACCTGTAACACTAGTTGCGCGAACCGTTGTTCCAGTAATTGTGGTACCTGAGAACGTACCCGTGGCAGTAACAGTGGATGCAAACTGAGCAGCACCAGAAACAACCAGTCCGCTTTCAACGGTTAGGTTGCCGCTAACAACAAGAACAGGAGTGGCGAGTGTTGCAAAAACACCTGAGGTTGCACTAACGGTTGTGCCGGTGATTGTTACACCACTTAACGTATTAAAAACACCTGATGTACCAGAGATATTGTTTCCAGTAATTGTTGCACCGCTTAGGCGGGTAGAAAAATTACCGGTGATTGCATTGACGGTTGTACCTGTAAAAGTCGTAGCCGTAACCGTTACACCATTGATGGCGTTACCTTGTATGGTATTGCCCGTAATTACGAGACCACTAAGGGTTCCGCTGACAGTTGCATTGTTCTGAACAATTAAACCACTGACAGATGCCTGGTTGCTTACGGTTAAACCGGAGGTTGTTGTTAAGCCTGAAACACTAAGATTTCCACTGATTGATGTATTACCACTGATGGTTCCCCCCGTGCGGGGAAGGTAGTAAATATTAAGATATTCTTTAGTTCCTGAAATGGTAATCTTTTTATTTTTTAACGCCGGGTCAACCTCAAAAACATGCACAATAGTAAAAAGATCCTGCTCGGCAACGTCAATGCCAGCAAGTTCTTGTAAATCGCTAATGCGCCGGTTGGCCATTTATTTGTTTACGCGCAGGTACCCTTACTCAAATTATAATGCGCCCGTATCCAGGTCTACTTGATTTTAACTTCAATACGGGGTAAAGTCGTGGAGGCTAAATCCCAAGCAACTTGACCTGCTGTAACAAGACCACAAGCCATCACAAGAACAAGAATAAGTTCAGCAACTGTCAAATTGCGACGAACGTAAACGACTTGTGGTTTTGTAGCCGTCACTGGAAACCCTTGGCTTTGTGGAGGTTGCTGCTGAGCAAAGGCTTGTTGAATCGCCATCTCCCTAGCACGTGCCTTCATCTCTGCCAACTGCTCTGGCGTGATCTGTACAGGGGTAGGTGCAGCTGGTTGGCTGGGGGGTACTTGGTCTTCCATGTAAGCAACTTGTTTTCCCATACATTAGCATCTAACAAACAGGTGTTGTTATGAATTACGGATTAAGGAAAGGACTGGAAGATATCGCATGGGAGCTAAAAGGTATTAGGAATATCTTGGGTTCCATGTGGCACAGCCGTTACCAAGATGGTGAGACAGACGTTTTAAATCCGGAGGCTTTTGCCGATGAGTACATCTCGACAGAAGAATGTGCACGTCGCCTAAGTGTCTCTGATCAAACACTGCGTAATTGGATGGCTATGGGTCGAAAGAATCCAGAAAAAGGCTGGGTTGAAGGCATTCACTATGTCAATGCATCCCCAGATCCCAACCGTAAAGCAATCATCCGGGTGCCTTGGAATCACTTGATACGTTCTTTTGCTAAAAATCGTGATCTTGATGCGCAAGACTACCGGAAAAAAACATCGCCCATGTATGTGTCCACAGGTTTTGACAGGTTGGAGTGATGGCACATCGTTTTAAAAATGTAACAATCGATCTTGTTACCATTGAAAATCATGAAGACCTACTTCCTGAATCATTGATTCGACAAGTAGCAGACTTCTTACCTCCGGGGGGTTCATTTGATGATGTGTGCTTGCGTCGATACTTAGAAAACCTGCTTAACTACGAAGAGGAAGATGCCAACTCAGGCATGACCTTGGCAAATAGGTTACGCATTGCTTTTAAAGATATGACCCCAGACACAATCTGTGGTAAATTTCCGCAAGCTGAATTACCACTAAAACGACGTCTTCGTTGCGTAGCCGAATACCTGATCCGGTCTGGAGAATTTGATAAGGTAAGAGATGAAAACGGCAAGCTCGTTAAAAAACGCGGCATCTTGGGCAAGATGGTTGTCTTGTACCAGCCGATGCCTAAACTTCTAGATTCACTTACACGCCAAGGGCTCTTAACACCATGAACCGTAGAGAACAATTAATTGCTTCTGTGATTGGTCCAGAGATGGACGAAAAAAAAGCACGGATGCTTGATGTCACTATCAAGTTAATTCTTGGTGATATGGGAGAGCAGTACTGCCAAATGTGGGAACACGAAGGGCCTGGCGTCATGGTATTTCAACCTGACAGTAGTGAACGCTCCATGTTTTTCTTGACACTTAAAGAAATACACGCTGCACAAGAAGAGTGTGAGCGATCAAATGACGGTGATATGGCCGAGACGTTCCGGCGTATCCTTGGTGCAGCACAGAAGATTGATCCCTTAGAAAAAGCTGGGTACATCATCAATGATGGCCAGGGTATTCGCTATCTGGAAATAGACTATAACAATATATCTGAAAAGTAGTGGGCTTACAAGATATTCACAAACGCTCTGAAGATCTTGAGCTAATTACCAATTATGATCTGGTAGCTTCAGCTCATGCTCTTCTAGAAGGAATCGACTTAGATGTTGCTAGTTCCAAGACGGCAAATCAGTTTGTCGAAGCAAAGAATTATTTCACACCTTCGGATGATGGATTGAACTGTCAACAGTGGTTTGGTAGTGCATATTTGTTTCCACCCAGGGGTGCTTACTTCTGGGATAAAAAAAACGACAAGTGGAAGATGACACGGGCTTCGTCACCCACCTTGACATCTTCACATGCCGTATGGTTCCGCAAGATGTATCGTACGTGGCTATCCAGGGAAATTGATCAAGGTCTTTATTTTACCAATTGTCCGGACATGATTCGGTACGAGCAAAAAATCTTTGATTTTCCTGTCTGCATCTTAAAAACTCCACCCTTATTAAGAAAAAACACAAGCGAAGGCATTGGACAACATAAGACGTGTACTTCATTTTTGGTTTATTTGCCACCAATGGATGATCCAACTACTGCCACTGAACGGTTTGTGGATATTTACAGCGAAAAGGGTCGAATTCTCTGCTAAGTTTTGTAGACTAAAAGACGTTTCAACGCAGCCATGAGCATCCTGGCAGATTGGGAAATCAAGTACTTGGCCCAAAACAAGGAGATGATTGCTCCGTTCAAGGACCATCTTGTCAGTCAACGAGGTGAGCAACGTATCTTAAGTTATGGGCTCAGTTCCTATGGCTATGATATTCGCTTATCCCCTAAACAATGTTTAATCTTTGGTCGCATCCAGGCTGGAGAATGTGATCCAAAAGAATTCAATCCTGAAATTCTTTGTGAATCAGAATTATTAAAAGATGAGAAAGGCCAATATTTTATGCTGCCTCCTTATGGTTATTGTTTAGGTGTTGCTCAGGAACGTCTTAAACTTCCACGGGATGTAACCGTTGTTGCAGTTGGTAAATCTACATATGCCCGGTCGGGGATCCTGGTTAACATTACCCCTGCAGAATCTGGGTGGGAAGGTTATCTAACTTTGGAAATCAGTAACTGCACCGGTTTATTTAATCGGATTTACGCTGATGAAGGTATTACGCAATTGTTGTTCTATCGAGGCAATCCTTGTGAGGTTACTTACCAAGACCGTAAAGGTAAGTATCAAGATCAGCCAAATAACATAGTATTTTCGCAGGTATAAACTGAATCAAACAAACGCTTTGCCAAATTGGGCGTCTGGTTTATCAGCATAGTTTGTACTACCAGCTCGCCCAATTTTGTCACCCATACTAGGCAACGCACTACCAGCAATTGAAAGTTCAGTTCTTGGTGTTTTACCGTTGACAGTCGGCTCTGCAATTAAAGAACGCTTTTTGTATTCACCTGCACTCTTGGCAGCACGCATGAATTTTCCAATGCGATCTTGATTGTTATTTATTGCTTCAACTGCGCCCCGTTCTTCTGGAGCTACGCGCCGCATATCTGTGTCATACGCTTGTTCCGGATGTAAGTCCGAACTTTCAGCCGCAGATGTACCTGAGTCGTTACGCGGATCGTAAAGAGCGTCAAAGAATTTTGCCATAGTATTATTGTAAAAGGAATAAATCAAGCTAGAGAAAAATGATGCACGGCGCTGCTGGCTTCTTAGATAGCTTCGTTCAAGACGAAGTTAAATGCCGTTGTCTTGATGAAGAAGATTTTGGTCAACCCATCGATAACGAAGAAAATGATGTACCCTTGTATGACATGTACAACAGGGGTTTAGCAGCATGCGAACAGGGAATGGAACGGACGAATCTGGGGCTGGAAGGGAATCCAGCGTTGCAGGGCCAAAGGCCGGGAATGACTGGGTATATTCCTTCGATGGAGGAAGCACTGGAACAGTATCCGGGATCTTCACCCAAACCCAAGGCGTTAATGATTGCACTACCTTCGGCGGACAAGATGGAGCAGGAACAACTGCTGTCACAAAAACGCCGTGGTTTGAGCCGGTAGAAGACAACGGTTGTAAAGATGGGGTTTGTCCAGTTCCATGGGCAACAACAAAGGCTGAAGTCAAGACCCTTCCATGGATAACAACACCTTCACGTCCCGAGCTACAACCTGATCTAGTTAATCATCCGCCGCATTACACCGACGGATCAATCGAATGCATCGACGCAATTGAAGCGCAGCTGACACCAGAAGAGTACCGAGGTTATCTAAAAGGGAGTATCGCCAAGTACGGCTGGCGTGAGCGCCATAAAGGCGGGACAGAATCACTGAGGAAGGCACGTTTTTATTTAAACCGTCTGATAGAGTTTGACGAAAATTAAAAAGGAAGAGCTTCTTCCTCATCATCATCCTCATCTTCATCTCCTATGCAGCTGGCGACCAATTCAGCCAGCTCTAGGTCAGTGGGGATGTCAAAATCAATCTCGATATTCTCATCGGCCATCAACGATTTAACGGCATACCACTCCATCAATCGCTGGTGGTACAGGTTAAGGAGTGCGGAATAGAGCTGGTCCCAGGTCATCTCCTGTGCTTGCAACTCAGCTTTACGCATAGAAAACTGCAGCTCCAAGGGAAGCTCAAACTCCCGTGGTTCAACCGAACGTTCCATTCCGCTCTGCATGTCTTCAGTGCAACTATTCTAATCCTAGCTGTTAAAGATGCCTGTCAATTCTTCTTGGGTGTAATCATCCCAAGAGGTATCGTCAATCTTAAATTCGTTAGCAAACTCTGACAGTACATAAGGACTAACGCGTTCTTCTAGGTGGCGAATTGCTTTGACTTGACGAGCTGAGGCTTCATAATTCCGAAACGCTCGCAATAAAATTTCAGTTGTGCCCCAGGGGATGGCCTCTGTTTCCTGAAGAAACAACGCTGCTTCTTCCTTGCGTCTTTCCAGAAGACCCCCAATTACCTGATGCTCTTCGTCAAAAACCCAACGACCAATCTCTTCTGTTGCCAAACAAAAATCTTCATTCTCAATAGCATCCACAAGATGACTGTAAAGGAATGATTCCCATCCAATAGAATGAATAAAAGAAATCAAGGCCTGGCGCATGGAATCATCCAGTCCCAGATTTAATTTATCTAATTGAGTGTCAATGATATTGGTTTCATGAAACAAGTACTCCAGTGCTTTTTCTTTACTGCAACACTGTCCTTGCTTTACGGGGGCACCGTCAGGATAAAATTGCGTGCCGTATCCAAACGTGTAAGGTTCTCCGCCAGTTACAGGATCGGCATAGGCTTTTTCATTAAACCCTTCGTATTTACGAATGAGATTAATGGCACATGAAAAATCTGCCATGGGAGTAACTACTGTTACTCTCAATCATACACAATTTATTTACCTTGTCCGCGCATTTTTTTGCGACCATGATTAGGTAATGAGTTTTGACCTTGTCCTTGCCGTGTTTTTTTCGGCTTGGATTCAATCTTGGTGCTGGAAGTTGTGTTTGCTTTTGCCATAGATTCACCAGTTGTGTGTACAAGTTTTTACTTGTTCTGACAGTTTACTTGGTGCGTGACCCAACGGCAGTTCTCTGGGCAGTAATTGCCATAGTTATCGGTACGGTCTAGTTCCAGGGCTTGATCTGCTCTATTTTCTTCCGCCCATTTTTTAAATGCTGGGTAACTCGCCATCCATTCATCACACACCTGAATTCCTTTGGCTAAATACGATGGATACTTTTTGCAACGACGTTTCATTTTCTGCCATCTTCCATATAGCCAATGACCTTTGTTGTATTTATTTTTAGCATCTCCGTGGACTGTGTGTATATGTTTTGTAATTTCAGAAACATGCGGATTTTTTACATGCATTTCAACTGCTGAGCATGAGCGGCAACGCCAGCTACCCTTAGCTCGATTCCATTGATCAATCCTAATTTCTTTTGTTTTTAGCTTGCAAGTCTGGCAGGTTGCTAAGACGTAATTCCAATTATTCCGTTTAATGTAGTCCAATCAAGGGAAGAAGCAATACTGGATAATCCTACCACAAGTAATACACCCCAGTTGAAGTTACAGGCCCACCACCCCGGAGTCAGTTTGTCCTTCTTCTCGGAGCAGTTGTGCCTGGCCTTAAAGTTAGCACGTCTTCCCTCATCCTTGTGCGATAGGTAGTCGTCGTACCCACGCAGTCCAAACCGTACGATGGCTTCCTTCCCGTCCTGGCACGCTTTGACGACGTACTTGTGCTTGTCCCCCTTGGGAGCCCGCTGAGGCTTGTTACACTCCATCTTATCTTTTTGGAAGCGCTTGGCTGCGGCTGCTGCTTTTTTACGTTTGTCCGCCATCAGAGTCCTTTAAACATAGAGGTAAATTCACCAAGAATTTTCTGTCCTGTATTGGATTTGTAATCGGTGTCATCATCTTCTTCCTCTTCTAATCCTAAGTTAAAAAAGCTTGGGGTTGAAGAAGTAGTGGTTTTAGTTTTTTCACTTGTTGAAACTGGTTCTTCAGCAAACAAATCTTCAACACTTCCAAGAGAAGCAAATGGATCGCTGGTATCCAAGTTAAACGCGCCAAGTGCTGAACCTTTACCTGCTTTTGTTAATAGTGTTTGCTCGGATCGATCTACATCAGGGAAGAATTTAGTGTAGAACTCATCTTCTGTTCCTTGATATCCAGCGGATTGAAACACACTGAATAATTGAGTTGTAGCTTTTGATGTTTCATCTTTAAAATCTTCTGGCCGCTCAATGTATGTAATACCTAGTTTTTCTTGTGTTGGTCGTTGGCGTTTTTCATTTAGGTATTTAATATTTTCTCGTATTGTCTGTGCAGATCCTGTTCGTAGCGTTTCTTTAACATATTCTTTTAGTTCGTCAACAGTGCCTTTAAAGTTATCTATACCATAACGTTTTAACACTTCGTCCCAAGTTGACTTGTCATTTGGATCTACACCGCGCAGAACCTCATCAGCAAACTCTTCCGGTGTAATAAATTGACCAAAAACTGATCCTTGTTTTAATGCTTCATCTTTAAGTGTTGGAAGAATATTGTTAAAGATTTGATCCTTTACTTTACTTGCATTAAGAATGTCATCTGCACCGTCATAACCTTTCCCCTGCCCTTTTACTTGAAAGTGCATGCGTGCAAATGCTTGCTTATCATTTATGTCGACACCAAATCGATAAGCTTGCTGCGCCCAATACTCATCACCTTTCTTAGCGGCTTCCCAATCAGACCCAACTGTAGAAGCTTGTTCTACATAATTACTTTCTCGCGCTTTGTCTCCGGTTGGATTAAAATAAAAATCAGAATCAAAGTAACGGTCATTAGTTGTCTTAAGTTGATCCAAATAAGACTGTGCTCTTAAATTTGCAACTCGACTAGTTGCACTCAACATGTCTTCAGTTTGGAATGGGTTTTTCTCTTCTTGTCGAATGTCAAGATACTCAACAAACTCATCCATGGATTTTGACTGATTAAATCGTGGGTTTAAATAATCGTCTATAAACTGTTTTGCAAAATCAGCATCAATTTTAATTTGTTCTTTTGCTTCTCCTGCTGTATATCCAAGTTCCAGATCTTTGTCGTATTTGGTTTTTAACGCATTATCAAACCATTGTTGCCAATTGTATGTTGTATTATTCCTAACGCCTGTAATATTTTGTAGGCTTTTTTCTAAGGATTCTTCGGCTTTGCCTGCAGATGTCATAGAAAGCAAACCGCCCAGTTCAGTATCTCCAAGAATTGAATTGGTTAATGTCTTGTTAACATTCATGATTTCACTGAAGCCACCAAGGCCGCTTAACAAACCCAAAGTTGATTCTTTGGCTTTGGCTTTTTTCATTTCATTGATAGTGTCTTTAAGAACATTTTGAGTTAATGCGCCAAAACGTTTGGTATCTACCAAAGACTTTTCTCCCACCGCCTGGTTAAGAACATCTTCTAAATCAGTGACACCATAACCAGCATTGACGTTGTAATTCAAACTGACTTGTTTGTCTTCCGGACGTTCTGACAAACGAAATAAAGCAACAAACTCATCTTCTTTTGATGGGTCCAAGAATTTTTGTTTGGCTTGCTTAGACCAATAGGGATCTCCATCTTGAGCTTTTTGAAATTCTGCTGCAATTTCTGGAATGTTTAACAGACGTTGTGTTTGAGTTTCAGTGTTGATACCAAGTTGTAAATCTCTTACCTTTTGTAACTCTTGATCTGTTGGTTTTGTTTCAATGTATTTATTTGTTTGCTCAGTTATCTCGGCAGCATTACCACGTAATTGAGGATTGCCTATGCGTTGTGTTGTGTAATTTTGTAGGTAAAATCCATTCTCTCCGTATCGTTCAGTTACGTCAATGTCATCATTTGCTTTATACTTTTCCCATTCTTCAGCGGCACCAGGGTTTTGAGTCTTGTAATACTCAGGGTCAAAATCACCGTAAAGTGGTTTTGCGCCTAAAGCAGGGTCCCATGTTTGTAGTTTTTCTGTGCGGTAAAAAGTTTTATACTGATCGGTTACATTAGAAATTAACCTATCAGCATCTATTTCTGAAATCCCTGCTTCAATTAACGAAGGTTTAAGTTTGGCAATAGCATCACGGTTTGCAACATAGTCCCCACCTCGCGTATTTGTTGCTGTTGCAACAATAGTATTGTAAGCGTTATTTTTTACTTCATTTTGTTTATTAAGTGTTTCCGCTTCTTTGTTGAGAAGATCATTATATTTCCAATCTCCTGCACCAGGGATCTTAGCTAATAGATCCGGAGAGGAGCTTGCATCTGCTTGAAAGCCGTCAGCAATTTTAATGTAAGGGCTATCTGGTTTGTTATATAATCTTCCAACAGCTTTATTTTTATCAAAAAAACCCCATTTACCAGCATCTACTTCTGCTTTTGTTGTGTAACCTTGTAGATGCCTTTCGTAAAACGTTTTACCAATAGAATCTTTGTATATTGGATATACTGTGTCACCTGTTGGACGAGACTTGTTATTGTTAGTGTCTTCTGGTGTATTGACCCAGGTTTTGTCTACTGCGTTATAGGTTAATGCCATTTTAAATTGCCAGTTGTAACGTATCTACCTGATACACAAAGAGGTCTATGGCCTCTTGAGACGTCCAGGTTTTAATTCTATCCATCTTAGCCTGATTAAAGAATTCTTGTTTTGTGTACCAAGTTTCCATTGGTTCGCTTGCCTTAGACGTATTGCAACGTCGACATGCAGGCAGTAGGTTGTTTCGATTACTAGAACCAGATTTAAACCGTGGGATGATGTGGTCTAGGCTTGTCGCCTCGTCTCCACAGTAACCACACTTACAGTCCCAGGAGTCGTAGATAGCTTGTCTAAATCGTTTCTTTGCAAGTTTGGGAGTCAGTTCAAGGAGCAATGCGAGTGGTTCGTGTTCGCAGCTGAACATACTCAATTTGCAGTTATCTTATTTTAATTTGACCTCACACATTTTCAGCTTAAATGTAAAGATAAAAAAACTGTAAACACCCCCTTGACAGGGGTCGGCATGCTGATAGGGTAGATGCGCACACGATTTTCTTCAAGTCATGACTAAAAACCGCGAGTGGGTGTCCATCCAGCAGGCAGAAACACTGCTTGGAATTGATCGCGCAACTCTCTTCAAGTACCGTGATGACGGCACCCTGAAGCTTGGGCCGCACTTTGCTGCCTTCCCTGGCACCTACTCACGGGATAGTTATCGCTGGAACGTAGCTGCCGTACAGAAGCACTTGCGCAAGCAACAGAAGCTTGCTGCTGCTGTCTGAGCTACTGCACCACAACTTAACGGTCCTGCCTTGTGTAGGGCCGTTTTTTATGGCGTGAAAGCATTGCCATTTTTGTCAAACATTGTAAAGTCTTTCACTTCGATGTATGCTGTCGGGACGTTGAATAACTTTTGAAGGATTGGGGCAAGTGACGGGGATTGACAGTTGTAAGGAGGGACATCCATTGTGGATAATGCTCGCCTGGCAATACTAAAGGCGTATGCTTCTTTCTGTTCGCCTTCAGTGCTATCAACTAAGTTTTGCTCCCACTCAACCATGCTTCCCATCCCTAGGGGAAAATCAGAAGGTTCTGGGGGAAACACACCATCTTTAAACTTAAGAGCATAAATATGTTTGCAGTAACGCATCTCATCCAACAAAGGAGTCCAGTTGTCAGTAAGAGAAGTGATCTGATCCTGTGTTGAAGAATAATCATTATATGTAGGCATGCCTTCTGCTGTAGAACCTTGCGAACTAATTGCGTTTTGACTTCGTAAGTACGTTGCACCAAAATCCCTGTATATGCCGGGATTATCCCTGTTTGAATTAACAAGCGTTACGTTGTTAATGGACGTTGAGATTGGTGGTGTAAAGCCCTGTGGGGCATACACGGTGGTTGTTTTATTAACCCCGTTAGTTGTCATTGCTGCGTTAGATACTACCTCAGTTGCTTGAAAGATTTTGGTAACGCCTGGATTAAGTATGGACCCTGTACCAGCGTTGACTAATACTTCATACCTAAAGCTAACTCCTGGATTGACTGCAAGCACTTGAAAAACACCATCAGCTATTCCACCGGTAGTACCTTCAACATAGACAAAGCTATTCAATAAGGGCGGAACACTGGTGCTAACCGTGACTGACGAAGCACTGGCTGTGATCGCATCAAAAAGAATCGGAGTAGAAAGCACTGCCTGTGTAGTTGTTTCAAAACGACCTGGCTTAACCGATGCAATACTGGTCCGGGGATAAAACTTTTTGGTTCCAGTGGCAGCAGCAACGTCCAACATGAAGCTGTATTCGCGGTGTGTAAAGTCTTGACAAGAGCACGCAAAACGAGCGCCCGTAATTAAAAACCTACCTACAGTAAAAGGAACCGGCGAAGGTGTAATGTACTCCTTGTCGGGACTAATGTAGATAGAACCTGCTTTTTTAACTGTTAGTATCCCAGAAAAAGGATCTGTGTTTACCAAGACAGCTTGTACATAGCCGTAGCGTTTCTGAGTGGCTGGGTCAATGGTATTTGCTGTGATGATATCGCCGTTTTCTACAATGATGCGATCTTCAAGTATCTCACTATCTAACGGCTTCAAGCCTGTGGCTTGCCCTGGTACAGCACTATAAAAAGGAGGAGGTAAGGGATTGGCAGCACTCCAATTACCCGCAAGTTTTACGTACCAATTCTGAGAATCAGATGTGATGTATTGAATGGAAAGTGTGTCACTAGATATTGGATCAGTTAATTTATCAGTTCTTGTAGAGCCTGCATATCTCCATAAGGCCCAGTGCATACCAAGCTCTCGGTTGGTTGTTGGATAACCAACAAATACTCCTGATACAACAGGGTTTGGATTTGTTGTTGAACTAGGTGTGCCCTCTGGTACAGGCAGCTGATAACTAAAACGATAAGAATAATCGTTGTCATAGGTACTGGCTGTTGCCAGTTCATATCCCCTACGCCATCTAGCCCAAGCTGATTCCCTATTGACTGTACTTATAGAACCAGGTACTGAACCTTTGGAGAACTCTGTTGTGATTGGAGATATGATGTTTGGCTGGAAGTTTTCAACCTTGCCAAACGATCCAAAAGAGTTCCCGCCATTAGGCGACATCGTTAGAAGAAGCCGCCTTGAGCGATTACGTGGGCTCCAGGAATGTATCCAGAAACGTTGGGACCATCAGGAAACACACCAACGTAAATGCGGTCGCCACGCTCCAGGTAGATACCTTTGTTGCGTAGTGGTGCAGTTGTCCCTAGACCGTTGGTGTTACCCGCGCTAACACTAGGAACAGCAAGCTGAGGCATCACATCAGAGCAATCGACAATTCCGCTGTTGGCAGGGATTGTTTTAGCAAATAAAACTTTGTAGTCACCAGAGCCAGGGATAGGAACGGTTGTACCACGTGTCTGGTAAAACACAAAGGTTGCGGCAGGTTGATTCCCATAGGCAATACCTTGGTACAGAAAACCTGTAGCTGTGCCACCTGAGTAATTCAGTGCACTGTTGATGCCGGTAAGAGTGGTAGCACCTGTGTAGGTATAGTAACCGTAACCACTGAAGGGAGCCCCGCCACCAGTCAGCGCTCCAGTAGTGGAGATAAGAACAATCTGCCCGCTGACAAGGGAGATTGGGGTACCTGACGTTGCGGTACTAACGGTGTAGTCAGGAGCGCGATAAGAATCATTACGCGTAATGGTAATGGAATCAACTACGCCACCACTATTATTGTCTTCACTTAACTCCGCGTCCATGTCAACCAGGATCGAAGGAGCTTGGCCGCCTTGTACGAATAACGTATTGGTAGCAGCACTGCCTACAGTCTGTGTAGTAACACGGACTGAATCAAATAGGGGACGGTCAACCAATAGCGGTTGCTTGTTGGTAGAGGTTGATGACATTTACTTCTTCCTGTATTCAGCCTTTTATGCTAGGCTGGTTTTGTTCACTGAGCCCATTCTAATGGACAACATTTTTACTTGCTCAAAATGCGGCCAGCCATTCTCTAGTGCTTGGCCGTCTTCCGTTCGTCATCGTCTAAGAAAAAACGGAAAAATCTTCTGTTCTAAAAGCTGTGCAGCAATCACACATGGTGCGTGGCTTGTTACTGATGAGTTTAATTCTGAGTATAGAGCTTGGCAAGCAATGAAATCTCGTTGTAATTGTAAGGGCAATACTTACTACGAGCGTTATGGTGGCCGTGGAATTACCTACGATCCCAGCTGGGATGATTTTAAAACTTTTTTAAAAGATATGGGGCCGAAAGAAAATGCAAAATTAGAGCTAGAAAGAATTGATAATGATAAAAACTACTGTAAAGAAAACTGTCGTTGGGCTACACATAAAGAACAGACTCGCAACAGAGGAGGAAAACGTGCGACAAGACTTTACACATTTGAAGGAAAAACAATGTGTATTGCCGATTGGGCAAAAGAGATTGGCATCAGTCCTCAGTCAATGCAAAAACGTCTAAACAATAACTGGCCTTTGGAAAAAGCTTTTTGTAAAGAACGACGCGATGGCAAAGGAAGTAAACAAGTAAAACCTAGGTAAAAGTTACGTACTTTACCTGCCGAAACCTGACATGGCATCCGTAAATCCTTTGGGCAACTGGATGCCAGCCATCAGTGCTCCTTCAGGATTGTTTTGTAATGCAAGGAACTGTTGAAAGTATTCACCCGCATCGCTACCAGGTTTAAACTTAAACCTTTTGTTGCTCATGTAAGTGAGCTTATCCTGGGGCGATAAATTGCTATCACTAAGACCAGCTGAGTACACCTCCCCAGGTAGGTAAGCGGTGTCTAGATATTCGTTAAATCTAGCCATAGTTAAAAACGCATGGGGTTAATGATGGACGGAACAAGCGATTTTATTAGTGCACTTTTCATGTCACCCAACAAAGACGAGGCTTGTTGATTGACAGCGTCAAGGCCAGGCTTGGAGGCCAGGCCAAGTGCTGCACCAAGGACTTCTTCCACGGAACGACGATCAGCTGATACAGGTGGCGGTGCCATAGGACCTGCTGCTTGTCCATCCAAGCCAAGACTGTTAAGTTGCCCAAGTACGTTGCGTGCTGCCTTAAAACGATTTTCGTCTTTAGGATCACCAGCTCTTTCAAAGTCACGCCTGAATACCAACGCAGATTGCTCTGGTGATACCGCACCACGCAATGATTCAAGCGAACTTCTTTCCGGACCTTCTAACTCACTAATTAAAAAGTCTGCTTGCAAAGAGGGATCGCCTGGATCTTTTTTCCTTTGCTTAGCAAAGTTTACAAGATTAGCTTGCCTCCCACCGGTCCATTGCGCAAAACCATAACCGCCTTTGCCAAGGGGATTACCAACTGCACCGCCTTCATTTACACGCGGATTAAAACCAGACTCTTGCGAAAAGTTACCAAGCACACCAGCAATCTGGGAATTGGTTAACTTAAGTCTTTCTTTTAGTTGCCGCGCAACAAGTGCTGCGTTGGGGTTGATGGTCATTGGCGCTCTATCCTCTTTCTCCTACCCAGTTTGATTCAGCTTTGAGACCAGGGGTAAAGACTGTTTGGGAAACCAGGAACAGACTTACGGTAGTAGCAAGACGCTTAACAAACTTAGGGCAGAGAATCATCGGTTTAATGCAACAACACTGGTCACCGTGAATCAAAAAGATTCGTCATCCAGTAGGTGGGCTTACGTGCAGAACACTGCCAAGTGATCTTAGTCTATCAAAGGTTACTTGATGCGTTGGTTGTACGCCTGACGCAGGAGACCTCTCGTCGTTTCATCAATATTTGCAAATTTAGCATTTGCTTTCACTGGGTTTGTCCAGTAGTCCGTGATGTTAGCTGGTAATGTTTCACTAAATGCACCAGGAGCAACCGCAGACCCTACTGTGGCTGGATTAAAGCCTGTAATAGCAACTTGCGGTGCGCTGGCTCCATAGTTCATCTCAATGCCTGGCATGGCGCTTGCTGCGGGCATTGCAAAGGAACTGGCGGGCATCTTACCAATGATCCCTGTGATAGGGCTTAGGTTTTGGAATGCTGTGGCTACGTCAGAATAACCGGTCTGCCCAGGCTTCATCTTGGCTGCCAACTGTGGGTTGGTTTGCGCCCAGATTTGCATTCCAATCTTTTCTCTTTCATCACCCGTAGCAGCGTTGTACTGCTTGGACAGTTCCGCAACCTGGTACTTTTTGAACAGAGGATCCTGCTCAGTTAGTTGCCGGGCACGTTCTTTTTCTGCTGCGTAGGCACGATCAGCAATTCCGCTATTATCTGTATTTGTTTTAGGAAAATATTTACCAACAGCTTGAGCGCTTTGTACTAAATCTGAACCAGTCACAGGTTTGCTTGGATCAAAGCCAGGGGGGTTATATTGCCCCAACCGTACACCACCCGAAGATGATGACAACGGATTTTGCCCACCCGTAAGACTGTTTACCAAACGTGCGGGGGCAGAGAGTGCTTCTCTAACACGATCAGTAAATAATTGGCCTTGAGGTGTTTTACGAAAGCCGGTCCAAGCGTTTGCACCAGCATTAAGAAGTGATGCATAAACACTTGATTGGCCAAGAGTATTTACGAGACCACCAACTCCTCCAGCACCGCTTCCCGATCCACCAGGGGCTGCTCTTCCTGCAGACACAGAAGAAGGAGCACCGGCCTGTGTTCTTAACCTATCCATACGAATATCGTATGAACTGGGAGAATTTCGACCAACAGTTACATTAGCCATTACCGCCAAACCTCATGAAGATAGATACGTGAACCCACTGCCGTGTCAGCGGGGCCAGGGAGTGCCTGGATAAATTCAGCGCCAGAGCGCTCATAACGATAACGAGCTTGGTACGGATCCTTGTAGTTAGGTACGTAAAGGATACCGGCAAGACGGTTGGTTTCGTAAAGATAAATCTCGTCCCAAACCTTGAGTGCTTCCCTAGCATTACTTGATCGAATAGTACGATCAACGTCACCAGCAATGTTCTCAATACGAGTAGAAGGCGAAGTCGCTACCTCAGTCTTTTTTTCTGCGGTATCACAGCGTCCGATTTGAATAGCAATCTTGTCATAGAAGTATGAATCCGGAATCGTATTCATACCTTCTTCCAGACGGGCGTAGTCGCCCGCTGGAACAGACACAGTGAAGTACCCCAAATGGTACCTAACTCTGCTCTTGTCGAAATCCGACAGCTGCACTTCTATGTCTCCTTATCTTTCAATTATAAAAGCAAGTAATCAACCAAAGATTCCCTGAAAGTAATCTCCACTTGCGGCTGAACGACCGCTAAGAAAAGGATCGTTTGTTGCATAAGAAGACAAGAAACTAGACGGATTTAAAGCCTGGGAAATTAAACCGCCGACCACCTGCTCTTTTAACTGTTGCTCCAGGGTTTTCTCAGGCTTCTCTTGAGCTTGCCTGCCATATAAGAAAGCTTTTAGAAGGTCTTCGGTACGTGTGTCTTGACTACTGGAAGCCGTTTGTGCTGCAACCGGTGAATCTGTGGCACGTGTGGTTGCGGCATCTGGTACTTTGTCGAGATGAAATGTATCTAGCTGATAAGGACCAGTGCGTAATGAAGAAACGTTACCGGCTGCTCCTGCATTCATGTTGGTTGCAACAGAGCCAGTGCCACGGTAACGTAACTGGGTACCAGGGGCAAAGGCAATATCCATCCCTTGGTGATCTGTAGATGCACCTGCTTTTGGTGCTTTGCGAGGACCCATCTCGCTTGTGACCGTACCAGCGGGATTCAATTTAAAACCTTGCTGCTCCGATCCATACAACGGAGACCAGTTTTTACTCCCAGGGGTTAATACTTCTAGATATTGTCCAACATCTTTGCGTGCAATATCTAAAGGAATCTGCTTTCCATCTTTTTTCAAACCAAAATGAAAGTGCGGACCGGTAGCTGTACCCGTTGCCCCCTGGGTTCCAAGATTTAAATAACTTGCCATTATCGTTTTATTTTCAATTCTAAAATAAAAAACCCCCGGTTTCCCAGGGGCTGTTGAAGGAGATGAGTGTTACACCCGAATAAGGTCGGCGGCCAAGAGGGAGTCCCAATCAACACGCTTGATTTGCTTCAGCTGTTCGAGATTATTAAATCTTTCACCCGACAAGGACATCTGTAGATCTTTGATCTCACGGGCTGTCTTAAGGCCGATACCCTTGACATGATCTGCGATCATCTGGGCAGTAGCTGAATTTACATTCAGCCTGTGATCAGGCGGGAAATTGCGAGGTTCCTCTTTGGCTGCCTTATCCTTTACTTGAAGAGTCTTCACCTTTTTGGTGGCCTCTTCATCGGGACTTAGTTCGGTCTTGTAAGCGGTAAAAAGGCGACCGTCTTGGTCTTCAACCATTGACCAATCGCCATTGTCAAACTCACTAATAACCTTGACGCGAGCACCCGTTTTCTTATGTTGATAAAGCATTTGAGACCAGGAAGTAATTCACTGGTCTCAGTTTAGCTTAATCAGCTGACGGTGCGGTTAGTCAGATAGGCTTCGATATCTTCGTAGCCAGGAGCAACGTCAGGTTGGACGTAGCACACTTCAACAACCAGGTAGCCAACACGGCCAGCGGCGGAGTCGCCACTAGAGATGTAGAAACCACCAGCGGTAGAACCTGAAGTGTTTGCGCTTGCCTTGGAGAACACCTGAACGGTAGTGGAAGCAGCAACGCCATAGTAGGCGGTACCAGGACCAGGGACCGTACCAGCAGCACCAGTAGAGGTGATGAAAGGATCGGTGCTAAGGGCGGTTGAGCCAGCAGCAAAGAAGATTTCACCAGCTTGCGTACCAGAAGTAGTGGATACCAGGTTTGCCTGGAACACACCTTCGCCAACACCAGAGGCGGCGGTAGGGAGGCTGCTGACGGAGCGACCCACGGAGATCACGTTACCCGTAGCGTTGTAGATACCAGAAGCAACACGACCATCACCCCAGCCAGAAGCCACGGAGATAGCGGTGCGGTACACATAACCAGTGCTTGTGGAACTACCTGAGATCACCATGCCGGTGATGTCGGTACGCGTATCGTCTTGACGATAAGGAGAAGGAACGATAATCGAAGCAACGGCAACGGGACCGCTACCAGAAGTTGCGGTAACGGGGACATAACCACGTTGTTGGAAATAACGATAGCCGGGGACGGCCAGCACAGAAGTGGGGCCGCCTATGGTGCTATCGGTGGTTCCGTCGACAGGGTTGGCGTCGGTATTTTTGTACCAACCGTTTAAAGCATTTACCCAGTTACCGGGATAAATCTTTTTAGCAGACAAGTAAGTCATTTATTTTTCCTAAAGTTATTGTTGATTATCAAACGATGCCGTCGTCAGAAACGAAGCTGAATGCAGTGGTGACGAAATCTTTGTTCAGAATTTCAAAACCAGCATACAGTTGCCAAATCAAGATGATAAAGCGGCTGAAGTCATCGTTGTTGTTGATGAGCACCTGAGCATTAGGACCGCCAATGCCAACGCCAATTGCCTGAGGACCAAAGAAGTAACCTTGGGCAATTTCTTGTTGGGCAAAGGTGCTGGCGTTAAAGCTAGCGTTAATGGTGCGGTTGGGGAAGTTAGTCGATTCGAAGAACTTCACACCTTCAAACTGAACACCAGTAGGCATTACAGGTTCGCCAGCCAAGAAGTAGGCTTGACCAGCCTGAGGGCCTTGGTAGAAGCTAGCGTTGTTAGGCATCATGGGGTTACCCATGTACATGCCTTGGCCAGGGTTACCAGCGTAACGAGCAATCTCACGGAAGTCAGGATCACGACGCAGGTGCATCATGAAGGTGGGATCGCAAATACAACGATACAGACCGTCTGCGTAGGTAGGAGTGTTGCGCTTGCGCAGGTCCTTAACAACAGTCAGAAGGTCGGTACGCACAGAGAACTGCTGAAGATCAGCGGTGTACTCAGTGCTGGTATAAGAAATAGAACCGTTGGCAGCCTTGGTCTTGCCACCAGGGAAGTAGTAACCACCTTGAGTTGTAGAAGCTTGACCGTTGGCTTCTGCTTTTGACAGTTCGTCAATAAAGACGCGGTCACGCCACCGACGATAGTCATCAAGCAGCGTGAGGCTACCGATGGACTGGTGGAACATATTCAGGTTGCCGGTGTCGAGCAGCAGACGCTGAGCGGTCACCAGGGTTTCCCGAGCAATCTTGAAGGTGCTGGGCTGGGTAGGATCACCGGGGTCCGCAGGGCCAGTGTATTCCTTAAGCACCACCAGGACTTTCTCCTTGGTGATGTTACGGCTGTTGGCGCTACCAATGGTTTGGTCGGCAATACGCTCGCGGCTGTCCTTAGTACCAGGGGTGCCCCAGAACTTGTAGCGATCCAGCTGAACGGTTTGACCAGGCTGACGAGTGAAGTCGTGAACGACTACGGGCTCAACAGCCATCTCAGCAATGTAAGCGGGGTGGGGACGATAAAGTTCCGCACCCAGGATTTTTGGAAAATCGTTATCAATAAACACTTTGTTCTATCCTCCAGTGTCGCAGGAAATGTTTTTAACGGGTGAAAGATTCAGACATTATCATGTCTTATCTAACATAAATTTTAGCAGTCGGTAATTTACTAGAACTACCGACTAACTATCACTCCATTACAAACAGTTTGTTTGCAACGGTTTGAGGTTGTGCTTGATTCAGAAGACGCCATGCGTTCTGAGGATCGCGGTTCATTTGCTCATTGAAACCACCCCAGAAATTCTCGGGTGCTTGGGGAGCAGCAGCGGTGGGAGGGGCAGGGAACTGGCCCATCTGAGGTTGTCCCACAGCCTGAGTCGGATACCCACGAGTCTCCAGTTGAGCTTCGTTTTCGTACACGGGATAAGGACCTTCAGGTCCAAAGAACTTCAGCGTGTAGTCGCTAAGTACGTCGGGATTGGTCAGAATCTCGTTATAGGCCAGGTTCTCCTGGTGCTCGTTGACCGCAAAATTAGCGTAACCAACGATTGTGTCAGTTGCGCGGTTTCCCCACGCGACCGCGCTGTCCAGCATCCCTTCCAGATTTAGGGCGTAGTTGTTCAGAACTGCCGGAGCTTCGATCCCGAACGCGTCCATTACTTGGCGGCTTTCCTGGCTCATTCCCACCAGGTCCGCGACGTCCGCTAAGGACGGAGTCGAGGAGGTTTGGGAATAGTTGGGCGAGGATACCTGGTTGGGAGACCAAGTCAGCGGAGCCGATTGTGGCGTAAACTGGCTGCTGGGTTGTCCGTAATTGGCCGGGGTATACGCTGTCGTCGGCTGCGACTGTTGACCCTGGAATGGGGATTGGACTGGAGCGCTCAGCAGATTCACCACCTTGTTGAACGCCGACTCCCAAGGATTCCCCGCCGAGTCCGCCACCGGTTGGGATTGGGGGGCGTACTGAGTAGGGGCTGATTGGTAGCTGGGGGCTGCCTGAGGTACCGCCTGGGGGTAACTCATACCCACTTGATAAGCCTGCGGAGCTGCCTGGTAGCTTGCCGGTGCTGCTTGTGGTGCTGCCACCACGTAGCTGCTCGGAGCGACGGCTGCTGGTGCTTGGCTCGTCTGTGGGATCGATTGGACGATAGCGTCCTGCATAACTCATCTCCTTTTGTAGAGCTTCTAAAGTGCGATACAGATATGGAGTTAAATCCAATCTCGGATCCGCAGCCATCGGTAAATCCGGTGATTGCGGGTGAGGGGTCTGCATCATGCCCCCCACAAGGCGAGCAAACTGAGAATAAGCACTCTGCAGTTCGCCTACCATCCTGAATGGGAAGCCTGATAGCATCCCGGCCCTTTCTTCATCCGTCTTAGACGGGAAGAGGTATTTCAGTGCTTCAATGCTATCAACACCTAATTCTTGCAGATTTCGCACAACAATGGAGTTGTTTAGCGTATCTTGCGTGGAATCTTCGTAGACAGGACCCAACCAACGCCATTGCATTGTCACGTCACCATCTGGAATTAAACCAAGAACACCTGGCGGAATCTGTTGAGTTTTAAGACAAGCCATCATTAACTGCTTGACTTGGCCCTCAAACATACTCATTGCATCGTCGTAGGCCATGATGTCCTCCTGTGACGCATTCTCTGGTAGCTCCAGGGGGCGCTCAAGTCCTGCAGCTGCCGCAAGCGTCTCACGGAACATGCGTTCTTCTTGGAAAATAATCAGCTCCAAACAACGGCAAACACCATAGCTATAAATAGCAGTTGCTTTTTTCTTTGACGTAGCTGAAACGCGACCAAACAACGATTTGTATTCAGTTGCGGTTACGCCTGCAGAAATTGATAGCTCGTCTACGCCACCAAGTGCTGTACGAATTTCTTCCCTGTACTGACGTGCAAAAGAATTTTGATCACCTGAAATTGCATCTGGAACAATGTAACCAACTCGGTCGTTTGGTTCCAGGTTGGCAATCACCCTAGGTACTCGGATCTGACCATCAACACCACGGGAGATTGGATCAGCTTTAAACCTTGACTGGCTTAATGCACCGCTACCAGTAAAACCTGAGTTAGCCGCAATAGACGGACGCTGTACCACGGAGTCACCACCAGACTCCATCAGGTCTGTCTTGGGACGAGAAGACAAGAGTGTCGGGTTACCAAAGAACTGTACGTTCTTCCGCATGTTGCGAACCATGTCGTCATGCGTACAGATGTGATTGGCTAGTGCGTCAAATTCACCAACGCCTTCTGTAGAGAAACCCTTGGGGTTGTTAAAGATCTCAACGCAAGGAATAAAACCAAGCGTATTTTTAAACGTTTTAGTTTTTCCGGTCAGTACTTGGTAATTAGTATCAAATGAAAGCTCAGCTTCTGAGTGAGTTTCTTCAATTGTTTTACGTTTAATTGAAAGACGAATATAACGCTTAGCCCCTCCGCGTCCCATGGATGCTTGACCACCTAAGTTGGTGGTCTCAATATCTTGCTGATAGCCAAAGCCCTGGCGGACTTTGTAGCTATAGATAATTACAACTTCGTCCAGTTCACCGTCAACGTTATAGAAGCTGCGATACTCGTGCTTACGGAAATAATAAAGACGATAATTGTTTTCAGTAGGACGGATATAAAAAAGACCCTGGCCATCACAAAGAAAATAATCCCAGAGCGAATCCAAGCGTGTATCAATTTGATTGTATTTGATTACGCGTTCAATAAAATCTTTGCGTTGATTACCAAAATTATCTTGCGCAGGAAAAAATTCAACACCCTGACGGATGCCAAACAATTTCATCTGTGCCAGGTGTGACGCAACAATGCCTGTATCAATTGCTGCCCCACCATCCTTTTCCAGGTAAGAGTCAACAATTTCTTTAAGTCTGGCTTTCGCGTCTACAGCCATTAACTATTTGCCTATTTAGCTTTCTTGATCTTAGCAGTCTTGGACTTTTTATGGAGGCAAAGCCAAGTTTTAAAATATGCAAGTTCAGCTGGGCTGTAAAGCTCAGGACTTTTCAATGCTTTTTTAACTAACTTCTTTGTCTTCATGAGTAAACAGTTGATCTGGCAAAGCCTGCGGGAGCCTGACCAATTTGTGGTCCGCCATAAAAACCTGCAAAATTACCAGGGGCTCCTGGAGTCATGTTTGCAACGGCACTGTTTAAATTACTGGTACCAGCTAAAGGTAACTTGGGGCCACCACCAGGAGTAATACCTCTGCGTTCAAACTCTTCAAGGAGTTGTTGGTTCTCTGGCAGGTTCTGTTGCAAGCGGCGGATCTGTTCTTCAGAACGACCGCCTAACGCTCCCGGTCCTTGTTGAATTACGTGATTAAAACCACCAGCTAAAAGATTGCCGGGTGCCCCTGGAACATTGGTAGTACCTGAGTAATACATTTCTACGCTTCCTGTATTGATGTATTCTACTCTTCTATAATTTCAAACCCAGCAGGATCGTTTACTTTGGTAAGGATAATTCCATTGCCCTTAACATCCCAGTTAAGAACGTCCCCTTCTTCCCACCCAAGATCTTCAAGCACTTCTTCCGGGAGCGTAATAAACGGCTCACCGTTTTCGTCTTCTTCAACCTCAAGAATGTAACTCATTTGGCCAAAAGCTTTTCCATAAGCTTATCAAGCTTATTGTTGATTTGCTGAAAATTATCGTGCATGTTTTGAATTTCTCTTAGAAAGTCAACTTTCAAAACATATTCAAGAGGCATCCGATTTATCTGTTGTTCCAAGGAGTCCACGCGGTTTTCTTGCGAACGTAACGATGCGTTAAGAGTTTGCAGCCGCTCATGCGTTCGGCTTAGGATCTTGTTTGCCACCCAGGATCCCCCTGTGACAGCTGATACAACTGCTGTAATTGCAATTGTTAAATACTCTGGGCCCACAGGTATGAAAGCTTTCTTCTTATTTTAAGCTTAGTAATCAAGATGAAGCTGACCCTTTCGTGCTAAACCTGTGACTAACCACACTAACGCGTCGACGCAGTCATCATGACCACTTACGCCGAAATTTGTGAGTTCCTCGAAGAGATTTGTGAAGTTTCGGAAACGATTAAAAATAATCTTTCTATCTTCAAACATTCCCATGATGCCCCGGAACCGTGCCAGCTTGTCTGCTCGGAACCCTTTAACGGGATGCCAAATCAAGTTATAGAGACCTTCGTTATTGAGGCACACCCTCTTGAAGTCAGCCTCCAGTGAAGCTTGGTACTGGACAGCTTCTGACCAAATGTCACAAGTCGAGTAAGTAGGGAAATAATTATCGTTCTGGTCTTTTGAAATAACCGACCAATCGTTCAGCAATTCTTTTAACGCGTCAAGTTTTTCAAGGTTTCCCATCACTCGAATTCGGCGGTAATCAATAATATGAATACGATCTCCAATACGGCCTCCAAGGATCATGACGGTGTAGTCATTTTTTTCTTTGATGCCAGCAGATAGGTCAACACCGATGCCTAACGTGTCAAACTCCGTGGCAATCTCAGCTTTAACAATAAGTTCTGGCGCCAGGGAAAGCTCGTTTTGTCGTACAATTTGATTCATGTACTGGAACGAAAAAGCAATAGGAGCCTGGCGTTTCTTTTCTTTTAGGTAATCCAGTGACCACATCTCAGGCCAATACGATTCCTCTTCACCTGTTTTGGGATCATTGATAATTGCAGAAAGAACAATCTGCATCCAGTTGTTTTGCTCGTTAAATGTGGTGGCATGAATGTCGTCATGTCTAAACCTTGTTCCAAGGCAGATTGCTCGTGCACCTTCAAACATCGTTGGTGAAATCACAGCATTCCAATTTTCCTGCATTGTTTTACGAATGTCAGGATTGGAAATGTCTGCCGCAGATTTAATAGCGTCATCGATCATTACCAGGTGTGAACGCTTGGAGGTTACAGAACCTTTGAGGCCAGCAGCGGAAAGCGTAAACTGTTCGTCACCCGTTACCTCAATGCCAGCAAATTTATGATCAATAGACCAGTACTCATTACTGGTCACATTCTTCAAAAGGCGTACCTTGGGAAATACTTCTTGATACCGCTTGCTTTCAATGATGCGTTTGATGGTTGCTGACTTGGAACGAGCAATATCAACCGTATATGACAAGTAAAGAATTTGTAGTGGCAGCTTGGCTTGTGTATGGATGCCAATAGCCCAAGCCGTAAACAAACCTAAGACTGTTGACTTTGCAGAACCACGGGGAGCAAGTAGGTCAATATTGGGGCCAGCAATTCGCAACAAGCAACTACTATTTTCATTTGTGACAAAATGACGATTCCAGTCTTGGTGATGTTGAGCAGGAGGTTTGTCCGCTACATAATCACAAAAGAAACCAAAGTCCTCCCGTGCTCTCTCAAGAAGGTCTAAGTTTTTAGGTGCTCTGATTTGTTGATTGCGTGCAGCAGCCTTTGCGTTACGACGGTATGCAAGGTGCTGGTAAGAAGGCACAAGAATTATTCAGATACTACTGAATACTATCCTATTTACTTTCCTTTTGTTTTTTCTGTTTTTTGTACTTGGTAGCTTTGTCAAGAGCTGCTTTACGTTTTTCTTTATCCGACATCTCAGTGCCGTCTTCTTTCTTAGCTTCTTTCTTCTTTAGATACTCAAGAAGCTGAGGGGGCATTTTACCTTTAGCCATTAGAAATTATCCTGTTCGCGAGAGTTACGCATGCGGTTAAGAAGTTGCTGGTACTCTGGGCTGCCTTGATCAGGCATACGCGCTGCACGACCAGTGCCAAAGTCAACGCCTGAAGTTGGCTGTCGGTCCATCCCCCTGCGCTCACCTTCTTCTTGACGTTGGCGGGGGTATGACATGCCGCCCTGTTGAGCACCCATTTAAATAGATATTTGGCTTGAAACTATTCTAGTAGTATTTATTCCTCAAGCTGCATGCGAGCCCACACGCTCATGGACGCTTCTTCCAGAGGGCTTTCAATAGGATCATCTTTAAAAATAAACAGGAGTTCACGTATGGCACGGTCAGCCCCAGCCATTAACAAACCCTTGCGATCTTTTGTACCTGTAAATTGTTCTACCTGCGCAATAGTTCCACGTAATTCTTTTTGCATAGAAGCAATACGTGCAACACCTGCGTCACGCTTGACGGACATGTTTTCAATATCTTCACGCAACTTGCGGATGTCCTCCTGCATCTCATCAATTTCGTACAGGAGTTTTTTTCGGTGATCCGGTTTTTTATAGTTGTCTTTTACCCAGAGATCACACGCAGTAATGCTTCCCCTGTATCCAAGGAATCTGGAATATAGGTAAATTTCAACTACTGAGTAATTATCTGCGCAAAAAGCGCAGAATGATTCCTGGGTAGACGCATCAAGATTGTCTACCCACCCATCAAATAACTCAATATCGATAAGCTCGTTGGGCCTGACCGTAGTCTCGTTCTTCGTCTTTCCGTTTAAAGAGGTCTTGCTGTTCAGCGGAAGTGCGGGATTCCGCTGCGCCTTTACCGATTGTTTCACGTTCTTGTTCAGCAGCAGCTTTTCCTTTTGCTATGGACGAACCTACAGACACGTCCTGAAATATCTTAGTAGCAGCAGCAGCTTTCCTGGCTTTGTCTTCATCAAACAAAAAATCATACGGATCGCTTTGATCGAACGAGTTAGTTGAAGAAGAATCGGCCATGACAATAACTAACTAGAAACTATTTTTTTGATCAACAGAATCTTCCGACTCTTTTGATTGATCCTTTTCGGCTCTTTGTTTGGCAAAATTATAAGCAAGTGAAGCCGCTTTTTTGTATTGACCTAAGTCAAAACTCTCGCTTGAAGAGCGAGAATTAGCAGCTTGCTCTTGCATCAGAAGTTGCTCATCATCGAAGCAAGGCCCTGTTGGAAGATGTCACGACGTCCTTCAACAGACTTCTGACGTTGTTGGCGACCCTTAGAAGCCTCAAGACGATTCAAAAGATCTTCAAACTCGGCAATATTAAAACGTGAAGCGGTATCGGTGCCGGTATCTGTTAATGCATTTCCTACGGAGGAAGTCATGGGTTAAAAAGTTAACTAAATAAATTATAGCAATAGTTATTATTTGGTACAGTCAGCTCCAGAAACCAGAGACAAGATTTGCAGCTACATTGCCAAACGAAGAGATGTTGGCTATTTCTTTCTGTCCTTCGTTTTTAATTTTTTGGGTTTCTTTATCAATCTCACCTTGAAGATTGGTTAAACCAGCGCTGTATAAATACTGACGAGTGTCACGTACATTCTGAAGTTGTTCTTGGATTTCTCCAGGTGTTCCACTAAATTTATCCTGGAAGTCAGGCGTTGAAACCTTTGCACGGCTTGCAAGCTCTGTGCCTGCATAAGTAGGCAACAAGCTTTTATCAAAAGTAAAGGAACGTTTACCCGTTTTCTTACCTTTTTCATCAACACCTTGTTTACCAAACATGGTGTCGTAATAGTTGTCAAGATAGCTCGTATTGAACTTATCTTGATACTCAGAACCCTTGACAAGAGAATCTTTAAGATCTTGGACGCTACTGTAATACCCCTGGTTAAAACGCTCTTGAGCCTTGCCGAGTTCTTCTTCTGTAGCTTGGCGTCCAAGGAGTTCTTCATAGGCCGCCTTGGTGCCCGTAGTGCGGCGTCCGGGGAGAAGCTCTTGGGTGTAGATCTTGGTTAAATCAGATACATCTTGTTCTGGTGGTGCCAGATCATATTTAGATGCATAGTCCCGCAGTTGGGAAGTCGCATCTGAATAACCAATCAATCCTTGACGAAGCTGGGACTCAAGCCCAGAACGCATTCCGCCAAACCCAGAAGCGGCAGAAGCTTTACGTGCATCTGCAGCAGCTTTAGCTTCGGCCTTTTCAGTAGCAGCACGTGTCTCAGCAGCAGTTTCCCGATCTTGTTGGTACTTTAAATACTTCTCAAAAGAATCGTCTTTTGGGATTTCAGGAGATTTGTAAGTAACTTTAGAGCCGCCCATGGTTTACCTCCTATACAAATAAAGTACCAACGTCAACTGGCGCAATGCGACCAAACGTACCCATCATTTGAGCCTGACGTTCAGCTAAAGATTGCTTTAATGCGGTACGAGCGTCACGTTGTGAACTTTCTTTCGCTTCTGCTGAGTTAGCTAAACCAAACCCACGGCGCTGACCTTCTGTTGCTAACGCCAATCTACGTTCAGCCAGTGGGCCCGTATCAAACATCGCGGCTTCTCTTTGCCGCCCAAATTCAACGTCAGGCATCCACGTACCTTGAGCTACGCGTGCGCCAATATTACCACCTTCTCCAAACTTGGCCATATCCCGGCCTTGGAGGATATTATATTTCAGAGCATCACCCGCAGCAGCCATCTGCGCTTGAGCAATGCTTGCTTGGGTTTTGTTTGCACCAAAACCAGCAAGGGCTCCAATGCCAGCACTGGCAAAACCTAGGCCTGCTGTTAACGGATCAAACATGCCTCCTCCTTTGTTAGCACTACCGGAAAATCCTCCAGCTGTAGAGACTGGCTCAGTAACATTCATCCAACTGTTGTTGGGAAAGCTACTAGCTTTGACTCCGAACTGCATAATTTATAACTTATTTTAGTGTACGTTTACCCACGACCAAAGTAAGATGTTGGCGTGTACTGTGCAGAACGAGCAACAACTTGAGGCCCAGGAAGTGCACGTACACCTTCCATTACCGTATTGGAAATACGATTGGCACCTTCCATGGCTAGCTGACCAGGGAGTGTGAAAGCTTGTGTAATCTGCCCAGGGATATCAAACAGTAGCTTGTAAGGAGCTGCTGCTTTCATGCGCTCCCTATCAAATTCATTTTGAACTTTTAACTTTTCACGCATTGCTTCGGGCGTATTTTGTTCTTGTGAAAAATTCAGTAACCTTTCAAAAAAACTGCCGTCATCGCCACCTACTGGAAAAGCCTGTTGCAAACCATATCGTTGTTGCTCGTCTGTAAGCCCAGCTTCTTTAAGTTGCTTGGCAGTTGCTGCGTAAGCGTTTGCGTCAAAAGGCATGACTTAACCCCGATATTGGAAAGCAGACTGAGCATAAGGATTAGGAGCTGTCATCATAGTACGCACCGTTTCACCAGCCTGTGACTGAGCACCACCAGCAAGTTGAGCAGTGTACATCTGACGATTCAATGCACCAGTTAGTTGGGCATTTTGTTGGTTAAGCTGCATCTGACGTTGTGTTTCGTTGTTGCGGAATTGCTCTTGAAGGGGAAGCATTTCCCGTGCAATTTCTACTTGACTACGTCCGGTAATACGCGACAGTTCTGCAATATCTTTAAGGTTTTTATCTGTAATCTCAACACCACCACCGGTAAGACCAGACTTACCTTCTTCCCTACGTGCGCCGGTAACAGCACCAGTAACAGCACCAGCAGCATTAGCAACAGCGCCGCCAAGAGCATTGGTAACACCCCCGCCAACACCGCCACCGAGCAAGCCGCCTGCAATACGAATAGCACCGCCAACAATGGGAGCAGCAAGTTTACCCTTGGAACCCATTGCGCCAAGTGCGGTTTCAGCAGATTTAGCAAGTCCTCCGCTTAGTTTGGCGCCTACGACACCACCACCAATTTCACCCGCACCACGTAGAAGCTCACCCTGCATCAAACTCCCAACACCATAGGCAGTTGGAGCAGCAATACCCACGCCAGGAAGTTGCATACCTGCGCCTAAAAGCCCTGCTGCTTGCTTTGCACCACCCCTAAGACTGTTTAAGAATTCTCCAAATCCAGCACCCTTACCACCACCAGGGACATTGACGTCTACTGGAATTGTTTGTACGCCAGCAGAGGTCATGCTTCCGCCTGGAGAAGGTACTAATGCACCTGCTTGATAATTAGAGTAACGACCACCTGTCATGTCGTTATAGCCCTGTAAACTATAGCCAGCCATAATTAACTTTACTCAATACATTAATTTTACCAGCCTACATACTTTGTGGGTATGCCAAAGTTGAAGGATACGTTGGACGATTGCCTGCAGCAATTGATTCATTAATTGCATTACCAACTGCAACACCACCAAGCGAACCTGCAAGGCCACCGGCAACAGCACCAACTATGCGCTGGGTAGGCGTCCCACGGCGGGTCAAGTTTGGTATCTTGGGCTCTGGCTTGGAAGCCATTCGCGCACCTTGCGCAGCACCTAATGTTCCTCCTGCAAATCCAGCAGCCATTGGAATGCTTACAGGAAAGCCCAGTAGACGGGCTTCTGGATTACCTTGTAAATTCTCAGAAGTTCCTTTAAGAACTCCCAATCCCAACAAACCTTTGTCTTGGTACAGATAATTCATATAGTTACCGTAACGCTCGGGTGTTAAATCGGGAATATCTTGTTTTGCAGTTTCATATTTAAGTGGATCTCCAGTGCGGTTAAGAAAAAAACGTTCAAATAATTCTTGCACTGGCTGAGCGGTTGTACGGCGATCTTCTGACCCAAGCTCTGAATACGATTGTGCAAATCCCTTAGGACGAAACTGCTCTTCCGGATTTGTAATATCATATGTACCAGAGGCTGCTACAGCAGGTGCAGCAATTGCTAATCCCGTAAGCGCTCTACCGGTTGGGGATTTAATTAAATCTTTGTTAACAAGAGTTTCTACACCTGCTTGTGCAATGGCAAGTGGGTGGTTGTATCTCCACCAATAAGTGCGAGTACCATCGTTGGCAGCATCGACTGCTAAACGAGCAGCATATGCTCCCAAGAACTGAGCGGGTGTCTCGCCAAAAGTAATGCCTTCCCTTGCAATTGATTTTTTAAAGCGAGGATCAAGAATGCTTTGCCCATAACCTAAACCTTTTACACCACTCTTCTTCATCACCTCATCAGCTTTAACCGCACCTTGCTGGAGGCTCTTGCTGATGTTGACTAGCTCGTCTTTTAAATTTTGAATATTCATCAGACTGTGCGATAGGGTAACCCTTGCATTTGATACAGAGTTCCAGGGGAAGTCATCTGTTGCTGTAGATCGTTTATCTGCTGCATCTGCTGCAACTGCTGTGCTTGAGTAGCTGCTTGCTCTTCAGCATATTGCTGTTGCATAAACATCGGCTCTATGCCTAAAGTGGCCCCGACGCTACCAGCGTACATAAGACCGTGTTCGGCAGCGCTTGGTGTGTATGTTTTTTGAAGCTGCGCGACATTAATAGGATTTCCCTGCTTTGCTGATTCGTATTCTTTAGGGCTAAGTTGATAGCCATATTTACCTGCCATTTTGGGAGCGTACTGTTGCAATGCACGTGCTCCCCCATAACTCAAGCCTAGGTCTGCTGCACCAACAGCTAAACCAGCAAGCGGATTGCCTGTTGCAATAGTGCTAACAATACCACCAAGGGCAGCCCCTGGTAAAGCAGTAGATAGAAGTTCGGAACCACCCTTTGCCGCAATGCTGTTGGCATAGCGCAAAACATCTGAATCCGGATGCATCCGAGCAGCCCTTGACAACACTTCAGGCTTAGCTAATACTCGTCCCAGCAGTCCAGCTAACTTCATCTATTTAACTCTTATCTTTCTATTTTATGTGTTGTTACTCTTGAGTTTTACCAGGAGATGTATTTGTGTTTATTGCAGTCTCATCAGCAGTTTCCTCGCTTTGCCTATCGTCTGGGTTTCTTTGCTCAGCTTTCATTACTCCCTTGCGATCCAAAAGCTGTGCAATAGATGGTTTGTCTTCCACTTCATTCTCGACTCGTTTTTCAGCCAGCGCCATCAAGTAGCCGTTAGGGTCGGGGTTCCGAAGCCTGGGCATTGGATTCTTAGCTGTCTTACTAGGATTTACTGTGGGACTGATCTTGTATGCTTCCATCCACTGCGGATTAAAATCTGGTTGATCTTGCGGACGTTGTGTGGTCCTTGCCCGTCCTTCATCAAAGTCATAATCTACAGGCCGATCAAAACGACCCAAGCCTTCAAACAGTTCATACTCTGACGTAACTTCTTCATTACTATCAAAGAACGGTGAGTTACCAACAAAGTTAAGATCAGGGTTCAGTGTTGTTTTGCGTGTCATTCCACGTTTCAACAAGTCCTCGCTATTAAATCTTGATGGGTTCCAGGGATAGGCGCCTGTGTCTGGCTTAGAGCGAAACGAGTCATCAAAGTCGACACGCTTACCAATCTGCCCTTGCCTGTTAAAAGGGTTTTGAATGTAACGACCTAGATCAAGCCGAGCGTCTTTTGCCATTATTCTTTAATTTTTCCTTCTTTCTTTTTCTTGTGTAATCCTACCAAGGTCTTACGGAGATTGGCTTGCTTCACCGTTTTTTCGTCGTACTTGTCTGGATCAGACAATACGTTCTCCTGCAGCTGCGCAGTGGTAATCTTACGTTTTTTAGCTTTAGCTGTAAAAGCACCTTCCTTCATCTCGGTGCCTTGAATCCATTTTTTATCTTTCTTTTTTTCAGCCATGGTTACCTGAGAGTAGAAAAGGTTCCGCCTGCGACAGAGACTCCTCTTTGTTTCATCATCTTATCAAGAAAAGACTGAGCTTCCCCTGGTTTACCCGTAAGTTGAAGTTGTCTAAGCTGGCGGGCAACATCAAAAGATTCTTGTTTTTGAGGGGTTGGTGTTTGCGTAACCATATCTGAAGCACGATAAGCGGGTTTACCAAAATCTTGAGTCATCTGTCGAATCATGTTTTCGGTCCCCGAGCCGCCAGGGAAAGCTACCAGTACGTCACCTTCTTTAGCCATTTGCGTGTTTCGTAATGTTCCAGCGGATAACCCCTGTTCATTCCAATTAGCAGGAAATACTTGAAGACCAAGGCCACGTTCTTGAGCATATCTTTCGGCTAACGTATCCGCGCCACGAGCACCTCCTGACACAATCTTTACACTCATACCTTCTGGAATATTCAGTTGAGAAATAGTCTGATCAAGTTTCTGGCTTAACTCAGGATAGTTCTCATACTTACGACCGCCTGCAACAACAACGTTAACTGTTTGCTTGCCTTGCTTACGAGAGCCGGCTGGTAAACGCCAAGCAGAAGGCGAATTTGATGGGGAAATAGCTGCTTCGGGAGATGTGGATGACGCACCCATAGCTGCACGTTGGACTCCATACATATCTTCAGAACTTAAGATATCAGAATAAGATTCTCCAGAGTTTTCACCACGAATAGATGTACGGCTTGCGGCCTGCATTTTGAGAGGCTCTCCAGTTTCGGGGTCAAATGCATTAATGTTTGAAACGGATTTAGCACGACCACCAGAAAGCAAACCACCTGGCACAATTTCTAAATCATTAGGCCCAGGTTGAGCCATCCTGGCACCGCGTTCAATATTAGAAAGCTCGCCACCCTCGGCTTCAAAAGACATAGTGTCAGGTGCGGTGCGCTTAGGGCGAACAACAGTTCCCTCACCGCTCCAATCAACTAAGGTGCTTGGCGTCCATTTAGAAAGTTCTTCAAGTTGCTCGTTGGCTGTATTAGTTGCACCTGCTAAACGGTTGTTAAGAAAATTAAGTTCTGACTCATTGTTTTGCATTTGATTGGCAACATTTCTAAGCTGTTGCCCAAGTTCGCGATCTGGTTTTTGATTTAAACTGTACAACAACATATTTTGTTGTTCACCTAAAGCAGCCTGTTGTTTTGCTAAAGCATTGATACGAGGAGTGACTTCAAGTCGAACACCTCCAAGCCAATTTTTAACTTCGTTTTGTTTATTGATAAAATCTTGTTCAGAATTAATTGCAGTCTGTTCTGAGATAAATGGCTTACGGAAGGCAAGTTCTGGATCATCTTGCATCACATCTTTAATATTTACATCAAACTCTGTTCCACTTACCATACGGGTGTTAGGCATTTGCGACAAAGAAGCAGCTTGCAGATAACGAGGATCTTCTAAGCCAACTTCCATTGCTTGTTTTGTTTTTGTAAACTCACTGCCATACTCGTACGATTTAGGTCCAAGGCGAGATGCTAATTCTTTTTCAACTCTTCCTGTAGTTGCAGCACCACCTTCTTGTTCTAGTTGCGATGCAATGTTTCCACGTTGCTTAGCAATAAAATCCTTAACAAAACCTGTGGTGCTAACTGGTTGACTTGTCATCTCAACACTTTGTCCAGGACCAAGGCCAGTCCGTGTTTGTCGAGGTGTATTTAAAGAAAACCGTTGGCCAGTGCGTAGGTCAATACCTTCAGCTTGATCAAGCGGGCGGCCATCAGGCATCATGTCTGCCACGGCGTTAACCGAAGCATCTTGGCGATTAGCTAATGCTTCCGTAGGTTGAGTCTGTGTACGCAGAGGTGCTTCATACGTATCTTGTAAACGGTCTACGGTACCAATGTCGATATCTTCATTACGCTGCAGTGCACTCATGGTGCGCCCCGTCATTTGATCTTCGCCCGATTCCAAGGCGTTGATTGCCTGGTCGACGTTAAAAGCACGTGTTGTCTGTTGTTGGTTTACGAGCGTTTCATTTTGAATCTCGCTTACCAGGTTCCAGAGGTTCTTGCGTTCTTGTGATTGGATGCTGGCTGCTTGCCTTGCAATCTCACTCCTGGCGCCTTTGTTGCTGAATGCGCTGACTTCATCAATCAGATCACCAGCGGCTTGTTCTGCTGCACGATTTAGAACAGTCTGTTCAATGTAGCCACGACCGCCAAGTTGATTTGCTAAAAAGTCCGTGCCACTAGGACGAGTGGGCGGAAGAGCTTTAATTTCAGAAACAACGTCGTCAACGCCTTCTTGTAATTGACCATAAGGAGAAAATTGCCCTAACAGACCTTGACCACCCGTTGCTGCTGGTGGGTTGCCCAAATCTTCTACAGAAACTTTCTGGATTCCTAAAGTTGCACGCGCACGTTCGGGTGAAATGTTACTTAAATCTGTTTGCACAATACCAGGCATTCTTTCTGCCCTGGCAACACGGGCATTTTCCTCCATGGTGCCCAAACGTTCCACCATCCCACCAGGAGTTGGCCGTGCAGTAGGCGGTTGGCTAGGCGCTGGGGGACGTTGACTTGGAGGAGGTGCAGTTTGTTGACGACCAGCTGCGCGACGCACAGTTTCTTCAGCTTTACGTGCAGTGCTACCCAAATCTTCTACTGAAACATTTTGAGTTGCGGTACGAGCTGCACGATTTGCTAATAAACGCTTAGCACCTAAGCCAGCAGCTACACCAGCACCAGCAACTAACGCCGCTTTACCTAACGCATCAATAAATCCACCGCCTTGGTCTCCACCTTCTTTCTGTCTGTCGGCTTCATACGCAGCTTGCGCCAAGAGAGCAGCTTGTAAATTAGGATCGCTGTAATATGAAGCCATAATTCTGGTCTATAACCGTTTGATTACCTCTCAACATTCTATTGTTGGCAAATCTTAGAAATAGAGGCGTTATATTTAAAGAATAACGCATCAGTACCAGGAATGGACGCAGGAACGCGCCAACAAAGGGTAGAAGCCCTAGAAACTATTAAAAACAAAGCCATGGAGATGGCTGGTAAGGGGAAAGATTCGCTGGAAGTACGTGATTTTGTAACTTCAGCTAAAAAAGAACTGGCATATGAGCTTCCCGATGAGGATGCTTTTAAAAAAGCCATGAATGCAACGCTCGCATACAAGGCTAAGAAAGGAGAATAATAAATTTTTTACAATGGTAATCGCCGGGGGTATTTACCCCGGCTTTTTTGTGTGAATTCTTGGGCTACTTACCGCAATAACGTACAAAAACCAACTTTTACCCCTAGTTAGGTATTGTAATTTTTAAAAAATAAACCAAATCACCCCCAAAATGAGTCAATGTACTTACTAAAGGGGTCGTATACATCTCAAATAGGGTACAGAATTAGCTGACGCTTCTCCCAACCCCTATCCGAGTGCGAATATGGGAGGAAAAAAAAGAACTGCGTGATGGTATCAGAAAGCGTTCTTGGTTCTGAACCAGAGCATGAGGAGGGAAAGTTGGGAAGTTAACCTCGCTTCGCTCGTAGGAAGAACGAAGACCGCTCACTTCGTTCGCTAAGAGAGTAAGTAGCACCCCCGAGGGTAACGATACACTAAATCAAGGCTGATACGAATTCGTATCGCGCCTGAAATTGGGGAAGGATCCTTCGCACGACAGGGTTCAGATAGAACTGTAGTTCGCTTGGCACTGGGGTTTTCCACAGGTTTTCCACAGGTAAGCCCAAGCATTCACATCTAACACTCGCACACATCTCAACACAATGACACGTTCACTCATCGCTTCATACATGTTTGTATTCGGCGTCATCGCAACTGTTGGCACACAGCTCAGCGTACAGAAACTTGAGGCTGCAACTGCAACTCAATGTATCCAGCATGACTGGCCAGTGAAAGCTCACCAGGTTCACATGGCTTGGTGTGCAGCCAACAACTATCGAACTAACTGAGTACCAGGCGTGAGCCGAGGGATCGAATCCCTCACTCAGTATTACCCCCAGCGGAGATGGGTACCGCACACACGAGTAACACCGTGGCAATTCGTAAGAACCTTGCTCAACAATTCGCTAATGCCGCCAAGGCATTGGAGAAAGATCAGAGCAAGGAGAAGCTTGGCTTAGCAATCATGGCTGCTCGCATTGGTCTTGCCAATGCAATCATGCCGAAGATTCCTCCAGTCAAGCGCTGATTCGTACAAGCGAGTTGGGAGGTGCAAACCCTCCCACAGCTATTGCCTCCCGCAGAGATAGGCACTGCACAACAGGAGATTCCTGTGGACCAAGTCTACGTTCTTATGGGTTCTGTAATCTGTGATTACGACCAAGGAGACACTTGGGTACAAGGCGTTTATGCAGATGAAGAATCTGCTTATCGCTACAGGGCTATTCTTGAAACAGAACAGCTCCAAAGAGGGATTGACTTAATTAAGTCAGATCCCAAAGCGAGCATCACCATTGATCGTCAATGGTCTGTTCGTCCTCATAAGCTAATCCGTTAAAGCGGGTGACCAGGTGCAAACCCTGGTCTAGCAATTGCCACACACTGAGTGTGGCTCACTCAAGACCATGACAACCACATATCAACAACTCCGTCAGTACTTTACTGAACAAGAGTTGGACAACGCAACAGTTATCACACGTCATGTGCAACACGATTTTCCGCACATGACATACGCAGAGATTTACATCAACCTTCTGGTTCAGATGATTGCTGAACGTTGAGTACCAGGCGTGAGCCGGGGAATCAAATTCCCCACTCAACTATTGCCTCCCGCAGAGATAGGCACTGCATACATAGAGTTATCCATGGCTATCAACGGTGATCTTGACCTTAGTAAAGGTTGGATCAAACATGCCAATGTTCCAGGGGGTTACTTCCTGGAATATACGGACGACGTTGTGTATCTCACTATCGTCACAGGCCCTCCAGGTTCTGGACTGATGGGCATTATTGCCCCAGGAGTAGAGACTACATACGAGGCCTGGCTTCCTGGTTTAGCCAACCCAACAGGTCATCTAACTCTCCAGGAGATACGTGGCGTCATTCGTTACCTTCATGAGAAGGCAATAGAAGATGCTATGTATGACTGAGCTGTAGTACTGCACTACAAGGTGTAGGGCTAGGTGCAACTCCTAGCCTCAGTAATTGCCACACACTGAGTGTGGCTTAACTTAACTCATGTCACTTATCAAGAACGCATACGTATGTGTTGTGAATGGTGAACCAGAACTGTTCCAGACGCAACAACAAGCAGAAGATCATGCCATGGAACTTAGCTTCGCATGGTATGACGCACAGCTTGATGTTCCGGCTCCACGACTGGCAGTCATGTCAGTTACCAACTGGTTACAGCTTCAATCACAACTAGTTCTTGTCTAACATTTATTAATTTCAATTCAAACCAATGCAAATCTATCAACCCTGCATCGATTCACATGACAGAGTTATCTGGAATGGCGGTGATTCTACTCAACTCCATTTCCAATTTGACGATGGTCACTTTGGTGAAACAGAATGGATCGATGAGTACACACGTACTTTTATGGAATTCCCTACCAGCATGAGTGCCCTTCACGCAGCAATGGTTGACTTGTACAACTATTGTTCTGCTGGTCTACATAACTTCTAATTTGATTCAAATTTGATGTTTGCCCAGAGGGTTTCGGCCCTTTCTGCAGACTTCATGTCTGCTATCAACTCAACCTAGTTCAATACCATGAACGTTGCACAAGTTGAACATCTTCTAATCCACGATGCCCGGCTATTGGCTCGTCGAGACTCCAATGCCCATCTACCTTGTATCGATTGGAACATCGAAGAGAAGCGTCAAGCTGCTCTCGAATTGTTCTATGAGTTCCAAGATGGCATGGCTAAGTTCGAAGACCTGCTGCCAATCTGTGCCATACTTCAGAAGAAGGTTGACATCAACCGACTAGCACTGAAGTGGGAACAGGAGTACGGCATCGAAGACTAACTGATGTTTGCCCAGAGGACTCCGGTCCTCTCTGCAGACTTCATTGTCTGCCGTAGATACATATGTACTACGCCACTAACTCAACTCAGTGTTAACCATGCTTAAAGTCAACGGCACCGGTAAGATTATCCACACTCGTCTCGCCACCTTTGACGACAAAGAGTGGCTGGAAGTTACTATCGCCTACGAAGATGCCAAGCAAAACAAGCTGCGGGTGGTAGTCACCAATAGCAATGGCTTGCTCTCTGCTGTAAAAGCAGGTGAAGACCTAGTCAATACCTGGGTCGTCTTCCATGGCGACTTAGCTATCAACCGCGTCCGCTCCCACTACACAGAAGACGGTGTTCATAAAACACTCAAGTGTCCAGAAATCCGTCTTAACTACGCTTATTTAGAGCGTATGCCAATGAGCAAAACTGTAACATCAGTTGAACAAACTGCAGTTGCTTGACGCCTACACTTAACCCTTCCCTATGATACGGCATCGTATCGCTCGGTAGGTTTTCTGTAGGCCTCACACCTGAGGTCTACATCAACACTACTAACCTGCCTACGTGAAACACATTATCAAACTAGACAAAGGCAAGTACATCCAACTTGATTCTTATGGTGAGCAAACTACTCATCCATTAGAACCATTCATCGTTGGATTCTTTGTCACTGCTATCGCCGCAATCACTGTTGGTGCAGTACTTGGTACTGATGTAACCAAGCTTATCCAAATGCCCAACCACTCAACTCAACCAACTCAACCCCTCAAGCCATGACTAACCTTTCCCCCGCCGCGCAGGCTGTGTTGGATGCCTTCAGTGAACGCTACGAGCTTTGCGGCCCGTTCGATGGCAACTGGCAGGAGCTGTGCCTCGCCGCCGCCCTTCGCGCTGCTGCGCCAATGATGGAGTGTGTGCAAGATCACCTAAAACTCCTCGCCATCGCCGCCGAACTGGAGGCACAGCCGTGACTGACCAATTTCCTGACGCCACGAAAATGGTCCTTTCCCCCGCCGCGCAGGCTGTGTTGGATGCCGCAATGACCACTCCCATAGTTCTTGGTTGCTACACAGCAACTCGCAGTCATCAAATTGCCGCCGCCCTTCGCGCTGTTGCAGATCAGGTTGAGCCTGAGGGTGGCACACCTGCTGAGGTGCAGCAAGTGCTTGACAAACTTCTTACTATTGCCGCCGAACTAGAGGCACAACCATGACTCATTACGTAGCACTTGTCACGGACCTAACCGGTCGCTATGCTAACGTCCTGGTCCAGGCCAACACCTGGGACCAAGCCATTGACCAGCTCGAAGATGCTGGCTGTGAAGTAATCGAAGATCAATCTGAAGATTACGAAGAGTATGGCATTGGGCTACTCCCACAACTTGAAGAACTCAAGGGTGTGGACGTCATCCCCATCAATGAGCTAACTACTCATTCAGACTTTGTTGTACACAACTAATCACATGATGCTTACTGATCAACTCGATTTCAACAACCCCGATCATGTCACAGTTTGCTGTAAGAATGATCGACTAACTATCTACATCAGCAACAATAAGTCTTCTGTGCGTTTAACTTACGCACTACAAACAGAAGATAGTTGCTCACCCCCACCACCCCCACTGCAGCAGTCGTAACCACATCAATGGTTTAAGAGTGCCAGGGGGGGGATCTAAAATCTAATAGTTGAATGGACCTGAGTACGTCCTTAAACTACTCGGATTCCTGATAACTGACAGTTATCGGGATTCCAACTATCCCATTGCAACTCAACATTGACTTACTCACAACCAGAACTTGATCAACTCCAGGACCAAGCCGTTGCTGACTACGTAGACGCAATGGCGGACCTGGCCTACGAAATGGCTAATGCATTACGCGAACAATACGAGCCTGACTACTATGAAGACGCAGCAATCTAACTATGACACCGTCACATTAATTGTGGCGGGTGTCTACATCCTATTCACCTTACTCATCCAAGCAATCACATGGCTCTTACAACGGAACAACAACTCATTGCCTACGCAGTTGGCTACGAACCCCTCACTGGTGACGAAGCTGAACTCCAGTTCGAACCAGAAGTTAACTACGATCCAAACGAAGGAGGTATCCCCAAGCCCGGTAGTATCTACCGAAACAAGCGTGGAACCTATCGCTACTACTGGGTACCAAGCGGAGGTAACTACAGTCGTGAAGAACGTAAAGACCTCGAAGGTTGGTACGACATCCCGTGCCTCGAAGACCTCGAAGAGTGGACCTTCGACTCAGTCTGCTTCACGCCAGGTGAAGACGAGGTCGAACCAGACCATCCAGACAGCTGGATTAGGCTTCTCTACCTAATCTAACGACGCATCATCCGTTGACGCATTGCTGCAGCAGCAGGATCTAATGTGTCGTAACCACCTCCAGTGGACGCAGGAAATGCCATGTCAGTTCCAAGGCTAGTGACTGCAGCCGCACCTAAGGTAGGCAACGAGCCTACTGCACCTGCTGTTGCTAGCCCCGGAGCTGCATAACGCATTCCTTTAGATATCACATTACCTACTGCGTTACCTACTGCATCAATGCCTCTACTCCCTGCATAATCAAGTATTAATCCAGCTATTCCACTTTTATTTGCATTAGATGCATTCACTGCTGTGTTCAAAGAATTACCTCGACCAAACATCTTGTTCAACTGCAAAGCAGATAAACTTTCAAGTGGTTGCCCAGGTAATCTTGATGCATCAAACTCAGCTCCTTCATTAAAAGCTCCAGGATTATTGTTAAATATTCCTGCAAACTTACCAGCTAACTCCATTGATCCTTTACTGTTACACCTAGTTTAACTCAGGGGTATTGACAGATAACTACTGTCCACCCCCTGCACCCCCGTCAAGAGTACCAGGAATACCTTTAATCTCTTAAGGTACTTCCTTCTAACTATCCCCTATCCCCTCACTAACTAATCTCATGACAGTAGCAGACTATCCTGATGACATCAATGATTACTACAAAGCTAAAGCTAGAGACTTACCTACACGTAACCGTACTACTGTCGATGATCTAATGGATGCATTGGACTATACAGTAATCGATGCACTGCACCATGGTGGTTCCAATGATGCAATCGAGGAAGCATTCGATGCAGTAATCAATCATCCAGACAGTACCTGGTCAAGGGATGTCCTTAGCTATCGCATACGCCAAGTCCATTACAAGTAACCGAGCAAGTACCGCGCATGCACCGAGCATGTACTCATACGGCAAGGTTAAGAATAAGTTAATGATGTATTGGCTGTTTTGTGTACTCAACTAATACATCAGTCATACCAAGGGGTTAGACCATTTTGTTGACATCAACAAGATGGTTAAGCATGGAGTTGGTTCGCATTAGAACCTAAGTTTGGTGCGGCCAGACACTCCATGCATTTCCATTGGCCTGAACAATGGAACCCCTAACGAAACAACCAGTGGCCACTGGGTCTTGCAAGACTCAGTCATCGTAACACTTGTTACGTGCCCATGGCCAAGGGTTGACAGCCATGATAGATTACACACTCACTCAACTGAAACTCATGTCCCTAATCAACGACGCACCCAAGCCACGCATCCCTGATGCAGTAGATCGCCAACGCCTTGAAGCTATGCAACTTGTTGCGCGGATGAAAGAATCTGCAGATAAGTTTGGTGTTGGATTCGTCGGTGGCTTTATTAGTCCCGACGGACAAAAGTTTATGATGACCAACATGGACGAAGCTGATACTCAGGCACTACTGCCAGAGGATCTCAAATGAACGACGAGATTGATTACATTCTCGAGACGTTTAACTTTGAACGTGTCCATGTAGCAATGACTGCTCTCGATTGGTGGTGGACTGATCCACATGAAGTACCAACAATTGCACGTCTTAAGAAACGTGCACAAATATTGTTAGAGGTTGCATACAAAGAGCACATTACTATTGCTACCGGTGGACTACAAGCTATGTACTATCCACCGATCAAAGACTCAGATCTATTAGTAGACTCTGGTCCAATCCTTTCATTAAGCTTTGTGTTAACTGAAACCAACTCTGAGGATTACAACGATGACTAACCAACACCCAATCACCCCACCGCCTGAGCTGATGCAGCAGTGGCGCCATAGTTGGCTTCCCAGTCATGGTGAGTTTGTTGAATACGTTGCCACCCAAGCCGCCCGCTGGGGCGCCGACCATGAGCTTGAGGCGTGTTGTGAGTACATGCAGCACGAAGACTTCCACGGCTTTGCCACCGAACTCCGCGCCGCCCGCCGCCCCAAACCTCCGACGCTGAAGAAGCAGGCGCTGACTGCAATGCTTCACTTGCAAAAGGCTGCAGAAACTAATATGGATACCATTGAAGCTGTGCACATTATCTGCCGCGCACTGGAAGCATTACCAAATGACTGACCTTATCCCGACCCCAAATCAACTCCAGTATTGGATAGATAAAATCTGCTACCCCCACGAACAAGGAGTTGGTCCTTCACTCAAGGACAAAGAGTTGGCAGCTTTAGCATTCAAAGCTGGCGCCGACCAGGAGCTGGAGGCGTGTTGCCAATACATAAATGAAGCTAGGTGGTTTGGTAATCCAACTCATCGCAAAGACCCATTGGTTGAACTTCGCGCCGTTCGCCGCCCCAAGCCGCCGAGTTTGAAGGAGCAGGCGTTGGCATTGGTGAGCCATGACTTCTCAGATCAACCGTGTCTTAGTGAGGAGGGTTACGCCCTTATCCGCCGCGCACTGGAGGCATTGCCCAATGACTAAGAAATCTGTAATCAATTTTGATCAAACCATTGCCGGAATTAACATTTCTGAGCATGGAATACGATCTTTTAGCAAATCATTTAAACTTGGACCGTTTCAACTCACGTTGAACGCCCGTAACTCTGGTGTCCGTGGATCGATCTCGATCCCTGGCACAGGGTTGTCCAAGCGCAACCTGAAACTTCTCTGATCTAACTCACATGACATCAACTCAACTCCACGCCATGATCACACTGATGGATCAATACGGAGGCTCATTTGTATCCGCACTTGCACAAGCATTACGCTATGCAGATCCAACTAATCGTCAACGTTTGCTTGATGCATTCCCTGATATCGTTGCCAAGTATGGTCCTGGTACCAGGTTTGCACAAGTCAAACAACCTATCGAGGTCTAACGCATGTCAGTCCTAGCTATCCACAGATTACAAATTACAGATGACTATTGCACAGTTGAAGCACTGGTTGAAAACAGTATCCTTGTTTATCCACCATCAAACATCAGCCCTGCTGAGTTTGATCATGGAGTATGTGAAGCAAGGTTTATTGTGGATACAGAGGAATCAATTCCTGTGGATGAAGATGACTTCTGTAGCTATCTTGATTCACTCAATCTGGATTGGCGACTGGTCGAAGTTGACAACTCCGATCTAGACGTGTAACCTACCGTCCTAAGCATGACGTTAAACTGCTTATCAAATCACACATCCCTTAACATTTAATCTAATGACTTTCCCTTCTGGTTCTACTATCAACGAATGGTTTCAAAGCGCACACTCTGATGCTCTTGCAGCAGGAGGTAGTGTATACAACATAAAGAAACATGCTGAAGAACAGCTTGTTAAAACTGTTCTACGTTGGTCATACGCTAGCTTGATTCAAGATTTAGAACAACTTGGTTACCGCGACAGGTCAAGGGTTGTTATTCATATACAAGAACTAGCAAACAGTTTGTACAGTACAAACAATGAAGAGTTTACCGATGATTATGAAGATGAAGACAGCAATGAGTATACAGAAGATAACAATGATCTTGATCAAGTTTTAATGACAAAGGAAGCACTCATCGATTTGCTAAATGAAACTATTAAAACTCTTAGTTAATTAAATAACCTACCGTCCTAAGCATGACGTTAAACTGCTTAACATTACTCACTCACTACAAACTCACTATGCAATTCCAACTCCCTGAAAACTTACAAGTCGAGTTACTTGCGTATGACCCAACGCTCAAGCAACTAGCTCGCACTACTAACTCAAAGACTAAATCAGCTAAGCCTAAGTTTCCACTGGGTCAACCCTATACTTTTGTACCAGAAGATGCAATCAAAGCATCATTGGTACAAGATGCAATTGACTTGATCAATCCTGAGCCTGTCGAACGTAGGTGGCATGAATTCAAACGTGCTGTAGACACAAGTTTTAAAACCGTAAGTATCTTGTATCACTATGAATCAGTATGGTATGCCGCATGGCTACCGCCTAAAGGTAAAGAACAAGACTATGTGTATGGCTTTGCCTTTGCATATAAAGATAACAAGACTTCTAGGAATATGATCCCTTATGAATTAAACAGAATACAAGACACACAATTAATTCCACATGGCAAATCTAATTTCATTACCTATTCACGTGTTGTAACCAGACAAAATATTGTTGATGGTTATGACAGGCTCATGTCTCTGATACCACAGCTAGCTTGGAAGAAAGGTGGACAAATACGTGAATTAGTTAAACGCTTCAACGATTCACTAGCAGAAACAATTCCTACATGGAATGATTCTCGTCATGGGATATTTGGACGCATCAAGAATTCAAGCTATGTTAAGTTACTTGAGATGGAACGTTACATACCAGAAGAAGACTGGCATACTTGGAAGCCTTCAGTTAATAATGTTTTTGCAATTATTGATGGCTTAAAAGGTGCCCCGTATGATTACAACTGGGGTTACCACAAACCCATTCGTCACATCATTGACAAACCATTCTTTCGTAAATGGATTCAAACCAAGTGTGATGAAGTTATACTGCGTCTAAATGATACAGAAAATCAATCAGAGATGGTTGTTAAACATCCATGGAATCAAATCACTGTGTTGTTTGAAGCCATTGGTTATGTCAATCGTGTATGGCCTGATTGTCCTGTTGATTACTACCAAACACATATCAATAATCTATTAGCTCTTTATAATCCACGCTGGCAATTCGAAGGTAACCGCGTAAGTAACTGGTTGAATGAACACATGCCTGTTGCATCCTACTTTCACATAGTAGATAAACATGTTACTCAAGCTCCGGAGTTGACTAATGCTTATCGTATGACTAGTACTATCTCTAGTAGCACTGGGCTTACTCAGTATTACTTTACCGAATGGAAAGATACATTGCAAATGCTGCATAAAGTATTGTGTCACAGAGAAGAGAAGAATATCGAAACACTAACGCCACCAAAGCGTTGGCGACTTACTGAGTTCCATGATTATGTACAAGCAGAAGCATGGAAGGTTGAGAATACCAATCACAAACTACCTCAAGACCTATTCCCTGAACCTATCAAGTTGACGCTAGCTAACCAGGCTTGGACATTCATCCAACCTATTGATACACACCAACTAGCAGCATGGGGTCAAGCCGTACGCAATTGCGTTGGTGATGCATCCAGCTATGCCGATGGTGTTCGTAAGAAGAAACATTTCATTGTCTTAGCAATGCTTGACAACAAGCCAACGTTCACTATCCAACTGGAAGTAGACAAAGGCATGATGTCCGTCAAGCAGATTGTTGGCACATGCAATGCAAGACTTGATAGTGGCCAAGAGGTTTCCTACACACAAGCTTTTTCACAAGCGTTGAAGGTCCAGGAATCTAGGCTACAATCTGCTTAGTCCCCACAGACTTGCCAGCTTTAACTACAAAGTTAAGGCTGGCATTCAAATGCAAATTAAACTAAGTTAAAATGAACAAAGAACTGTTAGACCAAGCTTATTCCCTTTATACAAGGTTGTCCAAACAATGTTGGAACGCATCTTACAAGCAAGATGTGAATTTGTATGCTCGGTTAAAACCAGTTGAATCCAAAGCTTTAGATAGATATGAGCGGCGTTTTACAAAGTATAAAGCACATACTGAAACCCGGTCAGTCAACCATAACCAGGGAGCAAGTGTTTAATGATCTGTTTGCTCAAGCAGATAAGTCTAAACAATTTGTCATCGATCCTCAAGCAATTGTTACACGCCAAAATAACCCTGAATTAAACCAAGTATTACACCAAGCACAAGCATTTGCTCAACGTCAACTATCACAACAAGTCGATAGAGGTGCATACGAATTTGATCAGTTGCTTGGACGTGTAGGAATTACTTCTAATCTTTCTGAAACGCTTAAGTATCCAACAACTCACTATGTGTTAGAGCCTGGAGTTTATTACAAACGTCAACACAAACTACCAACAAATCAAGTTCGCCCAACAACAGAATCACCTGGTGTGATCCAAGAGTTTATTGGATTTAAAGATACACCCATGATGGATTGGGATGTTGCTGGTCCGTACCATGCAGAAAGGAATGCAACCATTCGACATCTTGGTGATGTAGAAGACCGCATTCAAAATTATCTTAAACAAAATCCAGAAACAACTTTAAAACTTTACCAATCACCAGGAGGCTATCGTGCATTTGATTTAACAAATAGACAATCACCAATTGAATACAATCCATCTTTTGAATTATTAGATGTTGATCCAGACTATCGTGTTATCTCTCAACAAAAACCTGATGTATTAAAGTACCAAGGATCAATTGCAGTTAATGATACCGAAAGATTCAATTCAAGAATTAATCCTAAGGTTGGACGAGTAGATTGGGTTGCTCAACCCATTGCTGAAATTGCTGGAGCAAATGCAACCGTAGACCCTACAAGCATTAGACGTGTGCGTATGTATCACGACGAACCTATTCAGCAAAACTTTTTAACAGGCGTTGCGCAAGCCGCAGGTTTTAATAAACTTAAAGAAAATTTACCAACCGCATCTCAGTTTTTACAAAAACAAATCCAGGCATACCTCGGTTTATAAGCTACAATCTGCGTAGTCCCCACAGACTTGCTGGCCTTAGCCTCGACACTAGGACCAGCACCACCTATGACTGAACCATTCACCAAGCACACAGATCAAGATCATGAGCACCGTAACATAACATTGGAAGAAGAACAGCTGCTAGCAATGGCACTGGCAAATCTTGGTGAGTACATACATGACAACTCACCTCACTACGTATTGATAGAAGATCCTCGCAATGAGGATGACTACGATACATGGGCATATGGCTGTGAGCCATTGCCACAAGATCACACTTGGCATTCAACGTCAATAGACGTAGATGTGAGTCCAAGTACGGGAGCGTGCTGAAATTAGTAAACAGAACGCACTTAAAATGCGTCGGTCTTTGACCTTGCAGGTGCAAGTCCTGTCGCTCCTACCAACCATCACACATTTAACTCAATGGAAATCTTTGCTTGTTTTAAAAACCTAATCCCAACCGTACATGCGTATCAAGATTCTGATCAGCGTTACAACGTTGGTGCTACATGGACTGCAACAGATGGGCTACAAGACTATCACAATGTTGAACTCAAGTATGTTCGTAACTCAGAACGTCTTGCGCTCCAAGGCCAACCACAACCTGACGGTAGCTGGGTCTATGTAGAACCTAATGGTTGTGTACATACCATTAACGCTGAACGAGCTAAGCACTTCATGGAAAAGACCCGTGAACATGCCAACATCATGTGTGACATGATTGACAAGCTACGCGATGCAGGCGTAATGGATGACATACTAGACACCAGCGCTCAAGCAGCGTAGGATCAACACTACATCCTCTGGCCCCAGTGCAAGCTGGGGTCTTACCTCATGACAGAAGATCAATTCATTGACCATGACTTAGTTAACCAAGTACTCGAACACATTCCTCGCTTTGCTTGGACAATAGTGCGTGATGCAATCATCACAAACTTAGTTGATAGTATGCCTAGCGATGTTGTTAAACGTTTAACTGGAGATCCAGAAAACTTTGATCGGGCTGATGAAATCCTCCAGGATTACTACAAGCCAGATGAACGCAAGTTTAACTTGATTGAAGATGCATTCAAGCTTCTTGGAGAAGAAAACACTATGTATTTACTGGATGGGTTACAGCTTGACAAGCTTGTTCCACCTGATGACAATGCACCTTGTTCTACTGATCCACAATGAGATGCCGTGCATGCAACAGTATTAACACTCGTGTTACTTCTACTGACCGCCAAACTAAAAATGTAACGTTTCGTTATTGTCGTTGTTTAGATTGCAAAGCACACTATAAAACAATTGAAAAATATGAAATACCTAAACCAGGTCCAGAACCAGATAGTGTTACACTTGTCAATCCTTTTGGAGTTGGTTCAGCAAATCCTCAATCAGTCTTGCTTGAGTCCAATGTAATAAAACTTAGGCATATGCATAAAAAAGGAATGAACCAACGGCAACTTGCAAAAATATTTGGTATCAGTAATCAAACTGTATCTCGTATAGTAAACCGCAAAATCTGGACTCATGTCTAAAGCAAATCCACCTCGGTTCAAAACTGGTGATCGCGTAGCTGAAAAGCCTAAGCCCACCTATATACAAACAAAAGACAAAGCAACAAGTGATCGTATTGCACAGTACCGAGTACAACGCTTAGGTACAGTCACTGGTTACATTTACAAAACTTCACGTACTGGAACTAGATCTCCATATGTACAGGTACAGTGGGATCACCTTGCATCACCATGTACCCACGCTCAATGCAGGTTATGTTTTGAGTGTGAGTTACCTATTGTTCAAGCAACCTACTGTGAATCAATTACACCATGACTAACCCCGACTTCCGCGCCCTGTGCGAAGAGCTGGTTGATTCAGTTGAGCTGCTACTTGAAATGAGAGCAGTTGACGCCAAGCCTATGGCCATCACTGAGGATCGCGTTTCCCGAGCCCGCGCCGCCCTGGCTGAGCAGCCGGTGTGGCCGCCCATGCCAGTGCCTGGTGATGCAGAAGGGTTGGCCGAAGTGTTCTGGAACCGTTACGACCAGCCCGAGCCGGTGGCGCCGACGAATGAGGAGCTGATGGACCTGGCCGAGGAGGCATGGGTTCCGTTCGCCAAGTCACAGCCTCACCCGCAAGGTCATCCGTGGGATCTGGTACTAGCCCGCGCCGTCCTTGCCCGCTGGGGGTAACCATGACGAAAGTTTCTCCAGAGGCTGTCCGCGACATTCTCTTGTCGCCAGATAGTCCCAAAGCAACAGCTCAACGACACAACATCTCGCGCCATACTGTGGAGCAGATATGGTTTGGTGTTGGCCACAAGAAAGTATTTCCTGAAATCCCTAGGCGAAATTCTGTTGTTACACATTCTTGCGAACGTTGTGTTATGTGGCTTAAGGGTAAATGTTCGCTTGACTTTCCCGAACCTGAACAAAATTTATTTTTTGCTAAAGAATGTAATATTTTCACTGAACTTGTGGCTTAAACTTTATTCCCGTACGGGACAATGGACCTGAGATGTCCTTAAACTCATTCATTAACTTTACTTATCATTCAAATGCAACTTACTCCACTTCAAACTGATTGTGTTATAAAGCTAGCCGAAGCTGATGTCCGTTCTGCAGACACTATGCTTGGCTTGCTTTTGTTAGAAGGTATTCGATTCTTTTACTGTGATAGCGAACCAGTTAATTCTATTAATAATAGCGATTCAAATCACCAGGTATTAAAAGAAATGGCTGATGCACTTAACAAAGAAATCCACAACAACCTCAACTGAATTCAAATGAAACTCCTCAAGTTTGCTACAGGAAACGCCAAGCTTTCTAAGCGTCTTATCTTTTCATTACCAGCTGGATACTCATGTCCTTGTGCTGGTGTTTGTAAAACTTTTGCAGACCGTACCACTGGTAAGATCACTGATCTACCGCAATACACCGGCACAGTTGCAGATGAGTTCCGTTGCTTTGCAGCCATGGCAGAGGTACGTCCTAACGTACGTGAAGCTCGTTGGCATAACTGGGATTTGATTCGTGAAGCTATCTATTCCACCGAATCAGATACCAAGAAACAACTTAATGTATTGACAGGTGTTATTGAAATGTCTCTTGCTGTACAACCAGTACTGGACCTTGTCCGTGTACATGAGTCAGGTGATTACTACACAGAGCTGTACATGCATGCATGGATGAATGCTGCCAGGAATTTTAGTAACATGACGTTCTATTCGTTTACTAAATCCCTTGGCATGTGGTACAACCTACGCAAGCATATGCCTAAAAACATGTACTTCACTGCATCATATGGTGGTGTACTTGATTCAATGATTGCTCAATACCCAAGGACATTCAAGCGTTATGCCCGTGTGGTATACACAGAGCAAGAAGCTATTGACTTTGGGCTTGAGATTGATCATGATGACAGTCACTGCTTAGGTGACAAGCCATTTGCATTGTTAGTGCATGGTAGCCAGCGTGCTGGATCAGAAGCTATGGCTGCATTAACGCAACGTAAAAAAGCTGGTGGATTTGTTGGTTACAACAAGTCAAACCAAAAGGTTGCAGCCTAGTAAAAATGTAGTAGTATCTGATCGTCTTGTTACCGCAACATGTCTTACGTCATTGCGTGTTACCAGGATGGCATCCCGCATGCCATCTCGGCCAACCGTCAATCCAATGCATTTGAATTGGTACCACTCGATTCAGATACTGCTCTGAATAAAATCTTCTCTCATCCTTACCGTGCGGGTGCACAACAAATCCTGACTTGGATCAATAAAAATGACGCAGCCCTTGCCGGTAATGAATTCGAAGTTTGCGACGAAGCCAAGTTCCGCAAATGAATCTTGGTTGATCTTCGATTGTGAAACCAACGGGCTTTATGATCAGGCAACTGTTGTCTATTGCATTGTTGTATATGACATCACAAAGCAACAAACTTTTACTTATGGGCCTGACAGCATTACTGCTGCTCTTGCTCATCTGGCAGCTGCCGATGTACTCATTGGCCACAATGTAATTTTTTATGACATACCAGTTTTACAAAAGTTACACAACTTTCAACACAACGCACGTGTCTTAGACACACTCATCTGTACCAGATTGATCTGGCCCAAAGAACTACTCTATGAACTTGATACAGAACAATATACGGAAGTTCCACCGAAGTTACGTGGTTCTGCCGGACTCAAAGCGTGGGGTTGGCGACTCGCTGATCACAAGATTAACTTCAAAGATTTCTCGCACTACTCAGAAGAAATGCTGCAGTACTGCGTCCAAGACGTTGAGGTTACAAAGAAACTTTGGGAACACATTTGCAAACAAGACTATCCAGAACCTGCACTCAAAGTTGAGCACGACTTTGCCTTGGCAATTAATAAACAAATTAGAGCAGGCATTCCTTTTGATGTGGATGCAGCTCTTGATCTTGTGGATGTGTTACGAGCAAAGCAAGCAGACCTCGAAAGTCAACTGAAACAAATCTTCCCACCTATTGAACACAGCGATTGGTTCACGCCAAAAGTAAACAACACTACCCGAGGTTATGTCAAAGGAGTTCCGTATGAAAAAATTCGAATCGAAGAATTTAATCCTGGATCTCGTCAACAAATTGTCGATAGGCTCAAGTCCAAGTATGGATGGCAACCTGAAAAGACAACTGAAAAAGGAAACCCAATCCTTGATGATGAGGTACTTGAACGATTGCCTTACCCAGAAGCAAAGCCTTTAGCGGAATACATGCTAGTCAAGAAACGACTAGGTCAAATTGCAGATGGAAACAATGCTTGGCTCAAGCTTGTTAACAATGAAGATGGTCGCATGCATGGTGATGTAGTTACTAACGGTTGTATTACCGGGCGTTGTGCGCATCGATTTCCAAACATGGGTCAAGTTCCAGCAGGTTATTCACCCTATGGACATGAATGCCGCAGTCTGTTTCATGCGCCAGACGATTGGAATCTTATTGGTATTGATGCAAAAGCATTAGAGCTACGTTGTCTTGCTGGATATCTAGCCCTGTGGGATAACGGTGAATATGCTTCTATGGTTATCAATCCTGAAGTAGATATCCATAGTTACAACCAAGAACAATTTGGTGTGGCTACCAGGGATATTAGTAAACGTTTACTGTATTGTGTACCCGTGGATAGTACTCAAGTACTTACAAAAACAGGATGGAAAAAATATGAAGAATTAAACATTGGAGAATTAGTGTTGACTTATAACGAAGAAAAAGAAATTAAAGAATGGAAACCTATTCTTGAAATTATTAACGCATATGAAGATGATGTTTGGCAGATGCAACACAACCATTCTTTTTGTGTGCAGTCAACCTTAGAACATCGTTGGTATGTTAAAAAACGTAAACGAAATAACAGTGCACAATGCGGATGGGAAACTGGAAAAAACTATATGCTTTCCAAAGTAGAAACCACTGCTGAAATCAATACTGAATCAAACATTATTGTTAACGCTCTTTTAATAGAAGAAGAACATGAAGGCATTGAAGTTGATTGGACATGGCGCAAATACAGAACAAATTGGACAGAAAAAATATTACAAATGAATTCAAAACAACGCAAAGCTTGGTTGTCAGGTTTTTTGTTGGCAGATGGTTTTCAATCTTGTAAACCAAACCAAAAAGAAAAATGGCATTGGACACAAGTTCGCAATGAACACTATGAAGCAGCGTTACTAGCAAGTTATCTTGAATTTCCTGGCGTTATTCATGTTTCAAAGCCACGTCTAAATCCCAGTGGAAAAACGCAAATGCATGTAAGCATTGCAAATAAAGGACATGTAACAGGACAGAAGCTACAAAAAACATATGTTGGCCGCAAACAAGTTTTTTGTATTGCAACTGAAAATAAATCTTTTGTTATGCGCCAAGGTGATTGTATTACCATTACTGGAAATTGTATTTTATACGGGGGTGGTGCAGTTAAAGCAGGTACAATTATTGACCCGGATGAAAAAAGTGAAGTAGTTCTTAGGAAACTAGGAAGTACTGCAATTAATTCATTCATGAAAGGTGTGCCTGCACTTAAAAAACTAAAACAACAACTGGAGGAAACTGTTGGTACTCGTGGTTATCTTATCGGCCTTGATCGTCGGACGTTACATTGTCGTTCCGCTTTTAAAGCATTGAATGTTTTATTACAATCATCAGGAGCAATCTTGATGAAACAAGTTGTTACATTCACGCAACGTAACATTGAACAAAACCTTGGCTTGGTGCACGGCCAGGATTGGGAGCAACTCCTAATGGTGCACGATGAAATCCAGATTGCTTGCAAGCCTCAACACACCGAAGTAATTCGGGAACAGGCTATGATGGCATTCCCTCAGGCCCAGGAGTTCTTTGGCTTCCGTTGTCTTATTGAAGGTGACAGCAGAGTCGGGCACAACTGGTCAGAGACTCACTAAAGTTTCGTCCTAGGCAAGACGCTAAACTGCTTTTAAATAACCATCTGAACTAATGAACCACGCAAGCGTTTGCGCCGTCCTTTCCGAAGATCCTCGTGAAGTATCTACTGGCGTAACATCATCCTGCATCCGTTGTGTTGTAACACTTCCAGCGGTTAGCAACAAATCTCCAACTTCAATTGAATACAACTCTTATGGAAAAGTCTCTGAACAATTCCGTCAACTTAAAAAGGGAACTCGTGTGTACATACACGGCGCCAAGCTACGTTATGACTTGGACACAAGAACGTACGCGTTACATGGCGGATCTTATAGCGAAGTTACGGAAGCATTCCGCATCTATAACACGGTGATCCTTGCAGGGCGCTGCGTTAAAGATATTAACCATGAAGATGCACGTTCATTTAGAACAACTGCAAATGGTTATATGATCTGTAATCAAACGCTTTCAGTTAATACTGGTCGCAACCAAGGAGATCTCTTTAACTTTTATGCAATCAATTCCTCTGAAGATAAGTTTAACCAAGCAGAGCTGCTTGCAAACTTTACACGTAAAGGAATTGGTTTGACAATTGAAGGGTGCTTGGTCACCGACTCATGGATTGACCAGAACACCAAGGAGCGCCGGACTCAGACCAAGATCCAACTGACCACTATGACCTTGGCACCAAAGCCAACCGAGAATGCTCCTGTTGTAAAACCACAAACAACGGTTGCATCCGGTGAAAATGTTGCTAGTCTATGGGGCGATGCTGACGTATGGAACCAAGCTGCCAACACTGGTTTGCCTGAGCTTCCTGGTCAGTACGGCACCGCACCTAGCCTAGAAGAAGCTCCCTTCTAACTCATGTGTAATGGACCTGGGATGTCCTTAAACTCATCCACGCTTAACCCTGAATTAACCATGACTTCTCTAATGACTACCAAGAAAACTTCTGCACTTGCAACACGTGGACTCGATTCATTCCGGTTGTTTCAATCCAAAGAATTTGTATCCGGATACCAAAATTTCATCACAATGCAACCTCTTAACAAATCAAAAACAAGAGGTTGGTTTGTTCGAAAGTCCGACTTGGAAACTTGCAAATGGAGTGCAACCGAAGATCAGTTTGCTAAAGGTTCAGTTATCTGGGACTACAAGCAAACTTTCGGTATGGCTCCCAACACTACAACTGAAGAAGGGCTTAATTTTGTTGCACCTCGAATGCAAATCCTTTTGGTTTCTCCTCTTATGGTTGAGGAAACATTTGACAAAAAACAAACAATCGGACAATTTGATGATGAAGAAGTGATACCAAAATGGAACGCTGACAAACTTGCCGCTGACTTAGCACAAAGCAAAGGTGAAATGTACAAGCGTAAGTACACTGTACGTACCAAGTACTTGATTTATATGCTTACTGAAACTAATCAACGTGCTCATGAACTTCCTATCGTGCTCAGCATGAAAGGTTTGAATGGTACTGATCTTGCTGACAAACTTAAACTGTATGAAAAAGAAATGTCTAAATGCTTAAGCAAAGCTTTAGACACTGAAGTACCCTTGAAATTTAATGAAAAGTTTTATGCAACTACCATCTTTGCTCCAGTTCTAGCTAATGAAATGCGCGGCGCTAACAACGTTGAGATCTGCGCAGTTGAATCATTTGACATTCCTGATTACAGTAATCAAGAAACTGCAATTGAGTCACTGAATCGCTTGTCGATTCTTGATGAAGATCGTGAGTTTACTTGGAAGCGTCAAGAGCTGTTCTTTGATTACATCAATCAACATGCTCGGCAAGATGCTGAGAAACTAAACGGTGCTTATGGTATCAAACCCGGAGTTGAAATCCTGCCTGTTTCTAGGACTTTGCATACAGAAGTTAAAATGCTTTCTGCTCGTGATCCAATGACTGGTGAGGACGAATCATTGTGATTTAACTGGGGGATTAGCCAGGTCATCTTGATTAACTGCAACGTTATTAAAGATGAACATATCTTGGACTAATCCCCTGATACATCCTTGTCTAGTTGTGGCGATCTGCGCAAGCAAGGTCGCCATTTCTTTCAACACACTAACTGAATTACAATCTTGGATCGCACGTTTTGTTTTTTCAAACCAGAACTTATCATCAATTGATGGTTCGATTTGGAACTGAGTCAACGGAACGTACTTGATCTCTTCCATTGTTTATTAAATTGTTACGTTAATTGTACAACCATTCAATCATGACAACTCAACTAACAACTCTTAATGCTGCCCAAGCTTGTATTTACACCCGTTCAAATTTACTCCGTGCTTTCCAGGAGTTTGATGACACGGATATCACTGACATTAGTCTGCGAGATGACACTTGTATTGTGGTGCGTACTGATGGTAGTGAGCAAAGCTACCCCAGAGAAACCATTAAGACAGCCTATCAAAGTTACACCAATCGTCTTAAAGATTTCTTTGCATACCTTGGTCCCAACTACAGAGGCCCTAGTATCTGGCACCAGAATGCCTATATCATGTTTAAAGGTTGGAACTACACCCACTCCCTTGGTCACCTGACATCTAATGCAAAGCTCCAATCCCACTGGATCGACAAGTTCATCCACCTCTCAGACCCACAGAAAGTCACAACGTTACTTCAATCAGATCAGACTGATATTGGGCACTTGGTTGCCCCAGATGGGCTGCGGCTTCCGACTGGACCGATTGACTTCAGCTCTGACAGTGAACAAGAATCCAACACAGGATCCCCTGCGCCTGAGCCTTACTGTTCATGTGGGTCCTTTCAACGTCAGCTGGCAAACCTCAGTGATTTCCAAATGGAAATTAAGGGCTATAAACCAGGATGCATCCACCTAACTTGGTTCTATAAGTATCGGGAACTGCTATGCCATCGCACAGATGTACGCAATAAGTTTCCTGGTGGTTCACCAGATACATGCGTTGCTTGGTGGTACGCGCCTCCCTCAGATCACATCAGTGACGGACGCTTTGTTCTGTTGCATACCAAGTCAGGGGCACAGGCACCGCTAAGTCATTGGCGTGCATACAAACCTAAAGAAATTTTTACACAACACAATGCATGGGATTTGTTTTCCAGTATGCTAGATGCGGGTTACGTCCCGTTCCCTGGCACCTCACTTCCACAACTAGCCAACGCTGTTAAAAAACAATGAAATTTGACTTTGTAGATTGGATTGTTCCTATTTATGTTGTAACGGTTCTAGCCGTTATTACAATTGGTCCCATTTCTTTTTTCATTAAAACAATGACAATCCAGCAAGCGCTTAACAAACAATGTAAGACTAACTACAGTATTCTTCAAGTCGCTGTAGCAGGAGATAACTTGTCTCGTATCTGCCGTATGGAAAACCAAACCATTACAATCAAATGATTCAAGCAATTTCAGTTGTACCACCTAACTATCCTTTAGTTTATGCCAAGCTTTCCAGATATGTTGCAATCGTTAATGTATTACTAGAACAGCGATGTTACCTTCAGGCATCATCTGAAATAGAAGAGGCAATGAAAACTATTGAAACATTTGAAAATTTAATGTACACACTTTCTCCAAATGACTGAATGTGCTGACCCTACTACTTGGGCAAATGTTGCAAGCCAACTTATTTGGACTAGTGCTTTTTGTTTTTTTCTTTGGCGAGTTTCACGATGACTAATGACACATCTTGGGTAAGCAAAATGACTATTGAATGCATTGAAGAACCAAATGGCGGCATGTGCATCCGCTTTGACTGGGACGAAACGGATCCCGAGCTGGCCTTGTGGACCGGCTGGGGTGAGGAAGGGCAACGCGCATTTGTCCTCGACGCACTGAACCGTGCTACCGAATACTACTTGGGTTGACAGACCTGGTAGACTCAACGTCCTGGTCATGACGTAAAAAGGACCAGCCCTCATCTCATTACAAATCATGTTCGAAGCCATTGCCTCATTCGTACTTCCCGTACTCAAAGACATTCTTTGGGCAGCATGCGCAGCATTGCTGGCCTATGCACTAAACAAAATTCAATCCCACTTCCAGGTAATCTGAACAATGTCACAACTTACCGAAGCAAAACTTAACAACCTCAACGTACTTAAACTTTACGAACACTACGGAGCATTAGAGCGCAGTCTTCCTCTCCTCACTCCTGAATCCCAGGAGTTGGCCAAAGCTGAACTGGAGACTTGCGCAACGTTACGGTCAGAGAAGATCGATAGAATCCATTATGCAATGGCTGCGCATGAAGACGCAATCGAACGTATTAAAAAAGAAGGTGGTCTCATTGCAGATGCCAAGCGTCACCATGAGTCCCAGCTGCGATCCCTCAAAGGATTGCTAAGCTATCTGCGTCGGTCACTACCTATTGAAAGCAACAAGATCACAGGCCGCAACTACGAATTTACACTGATTAAAAAGAAGGAGTTAACTGTTGAAATCCAATCAGATCCAGACGTTTGGCAAACTGAAGAAAGAACAAATTATTGCATTGAACAAGAAGTCACTACAACCAAACAAATTGTGTTACGTTCAATGTCAGGAGAAGTTCTCGAAGAAAGAACCGAACCCTCAATTAAAACCACTGTTGTACCAAATCTCGATGCCATACGCAGCGCCTATCAAACAGGTAGACTCTTACCGACTGGAGTCAAAGTCCTTCAAGAATACAGTATCCGATCTAAACGAATCTATGACAAACGTGGCGTGGAACTGGAAGCATCCGAATATCCAGGACAGTTTCTACCTGAAGATTGAAGCACCAAAAAATACTGATGATGCACGTATTAAGATGACGTGCCACCAACATGCAGTCAATGATTTTGAATTACAGATTTCAATGAATGAAATGGAGGTATCTCGTTTAAAAGAAAATGATGATGTCCTACCGTATCACCTAGACAAAGTTGATGAACTAGAAGAAAAGAAACTTAAACTTTTTCTCGGGAAGCGTTTTCACCAAAACGCGACCAATGCATATTGGTTCTGGTTAGCTAAGACTGGTAAGTAAACTGACATACAATTAAAGATATGAGTAACAGTCCCATGGCTAATGATGACCTGACCAAACTATTGGCTGGGTTTACCAGCGATGGGACTCCTCTTCAAGCATTGGTTGGTTCCAAGATGGAGTGGGGTGTCACCATTCTTACTGCAGCAATGCTGGCTAATGAAAACTTGGCTGCTGGAATGACGGCAGAAGAAATGGTTGATGGTGGAATTAATTATTACAATGTGATTCAAGAACGGCTTGGGTACTACCAACAACACCAAGCTGTATCGTTAGAAAAACTTTTAGGTAATTAATCTGCTAACCTACTCAAGTCTTTACCACCACCAATGGAACCCGTTTACGTACCAAAGTTGACCGTAACTTTTACGGTTGAACTTGAAGTTGAATATGATCCTTTCAAGGGTCGCACCACAGATCAAACAGCTGCTGGCTTAGTGGAAGTAGCTGAGAATCTACTCTGGGAAACAAGCCCCAAAGTAACATCTGTTGTCACAAACATCATTGCAGTACACTCCAATGACTGAAGACGCTACTAGCAAAGGTGAGCTGTGTAAACGCAAGTACAGTGTACGTACCAAGTACCTTTTACTTAAAAAACTTAATACAACTGGTGCTTTTGATACACCATGGCTTAGGGAACAGCTTGAAAATTGGGACGTTGTTGCGGAACAAAAGAAAGCTGACTTCATGGAACATATGTACCAGGTGTACAAGCCTGTTAACAAATGTTACACCGGACTATGGCAGCGCTTCTGTATTCAAGAAGCTGGCCCTGCTGCACGGGAACAGTACTTTGAAATGTTAGAAGCTATCCGCATGTACGAAGAACAACAAGCCAAGGGTCTTGACACTATCGAACTTTGACCTATAGTTGGGGGCACACCACGCCAGTGGGGTCCCCCATTTTTTATGACTACTCAACTCCCTGAAGATCCACTTAAGAACATCATTACATGGCAAACCGAATACAAACAAATCAAACAAGAGTGTGGAGTAGCTGAGATGGATACTCCTGGTACTACCAAGGATTCACGCGAAGCATTGCACGACACCAGTAACGCAACCGATGCCATAAAAGATTGGCGTACTTTCTGGAAAGATGTGTTGGATGAACCAGGGACCGGCTATTATTCTGAAGATGAATTAACCGAAGCAATCAACGCACAAAAAACAATGGCCAAACAAAAAGCTGTTGATGATTTTCTTGACACACTTTGTGGTGCATTAGAAGAGCTGAGTGGTGAAGAAGTCTTTGATTGTTTCTTTGAGGCTGTGCAAAGTCAATTTGACTATACAAAAAAAGAACATGACAAAACTAGTGAACTTCTAGATCTATTGGCTGGACTCAAATGAAAACACCTAAAGAGCCCACGCCATTGCAGCTATTTAAGCAATGGAAAAAATACAATCTTGCAGCAGATAAAGCAAAGGCTGAAAAAAAAGTGTTAGACGCTATGGCGTATAACGCTGGAAATCTTTGTAGAACCCGTATTACTGTAGATGGTTTTATTTATGAACTGACTGCAAGAAGGGGTAACTACAGCTGGAACGCAGACCTTGTGGTAACAAAACTTGGTTCAGTTGAAGAGTTTACTAAGCTAGTCAAATGATTAAACAACATATTGCCTGGGTGTGTTGCGACTGTGGTGAGAAGTATGGTAAGTGGTACCAGGAGGGTGAGTATATAGGACCAAGTAGTCACTATTCCACCATGCACTATGACACTTGTGATGTGTGCGGTAAACATAATGTCCCTTGCACTGAGCCAAGGGACTATGGGTACCTACGTGACAATTAAACAAACACCCGATATGGATTAGTGGGAGTTACTAAGTATTCATCCCACCCTTGTGGTAAGTTGCCAGCAAAGTTGACGTGCCAGCCATCGAGAACCTCAGATGCAACGATCACGTTGCCAGTCTTTGGGTCGTACTCACCGCCACGGGTGATCGTGCCAACAACGTCAATAGCGTGACCGTGGGTGTAGGCAGTCAGCGTGTCGTCAATCAAGAACCCAGCCTCAGTGGCAGCAGCGGTCCAGGCGGATTCGTCGGGGAAGCGTAGGAAGTTCATCATTGGGTTATCTGTTGCAAAACAGGGTCCGGCAACCGAGCGGGCCAGTAAGTGAGACGGCGTATTGATGTATTGGAATATGTGCCAGCCCCCGTGGAATTAGAGCCGATAAAAATCCGGTCAATGCCAACAGAAAGCAAGCCAGATGTATCAGGAGCACCGCTAGCCAATACGCCTGCGTTTGCCATTGAGAAATAATTAGAAGCGTACGAAAAACTAGTTTTTAGCTGCGTTCCGTATGTATAACTAGGTGAAAAAGCAGCCTGCTCACTCCCTCCACTGATAAATCTAGTCCGTCGCGTATTTGTGCCGTGGTCGAGAAGCATACGGTTGTTATTGCTTCCGTCTGAAAAGGTAAGAACTGAACCAGTGGAATAAATACCAGGGGCTTCCGCAAACACCGTTCCCTCCGTCTGGTTATACCAGGAGCTAAAGTTCGACCCGGTAATGCTGGCCACATCTGCGGCGCGGGTTACGGTTGCGGTGGTGGTGGGGATGTAGGAGGTGGGAAATGCTCCGGCTTCTAGTTGGGCGCCCCACAAGTAGATGGCTTCGTCCCCTGTTCCGGTGTATGTTTGAGCGGATCCAGTCAAACTGGAGCCAATTCGCATTGTTACAGTTCCAGGTATTGCGGTTGTCGTAGCAGTAGCAGTGCAGCGATACCATCCATTAGGTAGTGCTTGAATTGTTCCAGTTGCATTGGCTGTTGTTCCAACAGTACCATTGTTTAAGTCAAAAAATACGCTTGCGCCTGTTCCAATTCCCCAAGATGTGTTAGGCGCAAAAACCAATACTCCGTAGTTTTTACTTCCTTTTTTCATAAAACAAGTAAACGTATGCGATGTGCTTCCAGCAAGCCCAGATACGGCTTGTGTAAAGTTGTGAGTTTCACTGATTGCTGTATCTACAAGTGCATCGGCAGTCGACGTGCCATCAGGCGCCACGGCAACGTTCGTGTTTTCGCTGCTACCCGCGTTAGTCCAAGTAGTTGAGAAATCTTGTGATTGCAGAATACTGTTTGTCCGCGCCTCTTCCACCAGCAGGCCGAGGCTTTCGCCCGTTGTTGGGTTGTGGTCGAAGCGTGGCTCGTTGGTGGTTGCCGTCTTGATCAACCCATCGCTGCCGACATACGTGCCGCTGCTGGCGCGGGTAAAGGTGACAAGGTTTTGGCCAGTTACACCATCAACCAGTGATTTATTATCAGCTAGTTGTAGGTCAAGACTAGGAACAGCTCGGGCATTACGCCACAACGGATTACGCACCCACGGGCCAGCAAGCGCACCACCAGGGGCAACACCAGTACGAAACGCTGCTGAACCACGCATTACAGACCAGCCTCTAATGTGCTCACTCGCAATTCAACCGTGCTGGCACTTACGGGTGTGTAGGCCCCACGGGTTTCAATTTCGGTAAACAAAGACGTACTAGCTGCGGCAAGTTTGATTAGACGTCCAGGGTAATCAACTTGGGTGTAGATTGTGCTCCCAAAATCTTGAGGAGAAGACAAGTCAACGTAGCCCATGTACGCAGCACGATCACCACTGACTAAATCAAATGGTGCGTTATCAGCAATTGCAGTGGGAGAAGTATTGTAAAAATGAATACGGAATGCGCCCATGCCAGCAGGCACAGTGCTATCACTAAAGATTAAAGCTGCGGATTGAATGAGAATATAACCAGCAGAAGGACCAATACCGCTGAGTGTTAAAATTGCACTGCCGCTAGTACTACCTACTACATCACCAGCGGTGTAGGCAGTGGTGTTACTGGGCCTAGTAATTGTAACGGTAGAGCGATATGCTTTGCCGTCAACAGTTAAACTGCTATTGGCATCGTTAACGGCAATAGAAGTTCCGCTCGCAGTAGTAACAGTGACGGAAGTTCCGGAAATAGTGTTGACTGCAAGGGGAATACCGCTGACAGTACCAACTCTAATTACTTCGTATAACTGAGAATTTTCCCTAACTAACGGCATGGTATTTAACTATTTTTTTAATTCTACCAGAAGTTGATCAGAAGTGTAGGCTTTGCATTAGTGCCTTAAAATAATAAAAAGTATCTGTGTTAGCAAAATGCAAATTCGTTATATCAATGATTTTGGTGATGGAACCTCTGGTTACGCTGACTACGGTTCTGGGATTGTGGTTACCACAGCTAGTGGCCAACCTATTGAAGTAACGACTACTACCAGTGGTGCTGTAACTATTCAAGCTGGTGGTACAGGCTCGGATGCTTTTGGGCGTTTACGCACGTCTTCACCTTTAACACTATTTGATTCAAGCCATCGATACAAAGATAATGGACTGTGGACTACTGCTACCGGAACTGGTGGTACAACAACGTTTGATGCTAATGCTGGTCTTGTCACACTAAATACAACTACTGCTTCTGGCTCGTCAATTGTTCGGGAAACAACTAAGTGTTTCTCATATCAACCAGGGAAATCCCTATTGGTAATGTCTACGTTTGTAATGAACGCAGCTAAAACAAACCTACGGCAACGTGTTGGATACTACGGTGCTAGCAATGGCATGTTCCTTGAGCAAGATGGAACAACCATATCATTTGTTGAGCGCAGTTCCGTAACTGGTTCTGTAGTTGACACCAAGGTAGCCAAAGCTAGTTGGAACATTGATCCGATGGATGGTACTGGTCCATCTGGTTACACACTTGACTTGACCAAAGCTCAAATCTTTTGGATGGACATTGAGTGGCTTGGGCTTGGTACGGTTCGTCTTGGTTTTATTATCAATGGAGAATTTGTACACTGCCATTCATTCCATCATGCAAATTTGGTTACTTCAACGTATATCACTACGGCATCGCTCCCTCTTCGTTACGAAATTGCTAACACCGATACAACGGCTAGTATCAGTACGTTAAAACAAATTTGTTCAACTGTTCTTTCAGAAGGTGGTTACGAATTACGTGGAGCGCAGCAAGCTGTAGGCACAACCATTACGGGAGCATACAATCTAACCGCGTCTGGAACTTACTATCCACCAGTAGCTATTCGACTTAAAGCTGCTAATTTAGATGCAATTGCAATTGTTACAGCAGTTGCAATTATGGCAAGTGGGGGAACTGCCAATTATAGCTGGCGTGTTAACCAAGCCGCAACCGTTAGTGGCGGTACATGGACCAGTGCAGGAGTTAATTCTTCTGTTGAATATAACTTATCTGGTGTGTCAAGCAGTGGTGGTCGTGTTTTGGCTCAAGGATATTTTGCTGGTGGTAACAACAATCAAGTTCCTATTGATATTCTTAAAGAAGCCGTGTTTCAATCTCAATTGGAACGAGATGGTTTAACAAGCACTCCTTATGAAATCAGTGTTACTGTTGCGGCTAGCTCAAATAACCAAGGTGTTTATGCATCGATGGACTGGGA